ATGCCAAACCACGTTTGTTGGCTGTGCAAAGCCAACACCGGACACAACCTTGTCGGAGAAGCACGGTTTGTCGGCCCAGAAGCAGGTGTTAGGCCGGAACAACTAGCAACTGCCGCCTACGAGTGCTCGATTTGCCGTGGCATCTCAGTTGCATTATTCCCCTTCCGAAATCCAGGAGGACTGTCCGTCCCGCTTTATCAGTTCGTAGAGTCCGTGCGCGGCGATGAGCTCCGCTGGCGCCCTTCGATAACCGAGACGACGGATTACCCGCATGTTCCCAATCACATTGGCGAAGCCGCCACGGAAGCCTACGAATGTCACAGCAACGAGCACTATCGCGGCGCGATCATGCTTGCCCGGGCCGTGATCGAGGCCACGGCCAAGGACAAAGGCATTACCAAGGGCAGGCTTTACGACAAGATCGAGGCGCTCGCAACCGCCGGATTGATTCGGGCAGTCATCAAGGATGCTGCCCACGGTGTCCGGGAACTGGGCAATGAGATGGCGCACGGAGACTTCGTGAACCCGATCAGTGCTGAGGAGTCAAAGCTAGTGATACAGCTGATGGGTGAGATCTTGAACGATGTCTATCAATCACCGGCGGTTATCTCGCAGGCTCAACAGGCCGCGCAGTCCCGTAAACAGACCGGCAATCAGCAGTAGCCTCAGTCGTTTGAGTCTTGATCTGTTGTCTTGTGATTCTTTCGCCGGTCTCCGGCGGGTGAATGTCCTCGAAAGGCGCGAGCTAATCCCGAATCTTCCGACCGGGTACACGAGTGTGGTATCTGCCGCCCTCGGCCGGACCTCCGTTCTCAAGCCCCGATGGAGCCAGGCCCGCACCCCAGCTGTACTCGCTTCCTTCCGTGTCGGCTCGGCGGTAGGCCGCGCCGATGGGATCCAGCCGGTCAGGGTCTGCGGGTTTCGGATTAGGACTCACTCCCGTTGATCTGCGCATGGTGCCTATCTCCTAGCCGCATTAGGCGGTAATCGTCGGTGCCGTGTAGTTGGAGCTGGCCGTGACCTGGCATACCGCAGCCGCACCGCGCCAGCGCGTACCGACGCCGAAACCGCGCGTGTAGAAGCTGTCTTGCAGCGGATAGCCACTGACGTTGCCCGGAATCTGGCGCAGGCCGCGGTAAGCCGAGTTGATGTGCTCGCGAACCCCGATAGCGTTGTTAGGGCTGTTGGGCCCACTGGTGGCGACGACCGCGAAGTAGTGCAGCGGTACGAAATACGACTCCACCACGAGGACAGGTCCGTAGCTCCCGATGATCGGAACACCGTTGAAGTTGTCGGGTGCCTGCCGACCGACGATTTGTCCGCTGATCTCGAATGCAGGAGCGCCAACGCTAGGGATTGCATCGTATTTGGCGAAAACGTCAGTGGCGGTCTCCGTACCCTTGGCCCAGGACATGACAACCTCGGCCTCTGCGGGGTGGCACAGCAGCAGCAAGGTTTGCCCCGACTCGGGCAGACCGAAACCGTGTTCCTTCACCAGCTTGATGGTGGATTCCACGTCGCCGCTGTCGATGGTGGCGGAACCGGAGGCGATGTAGTGGCTGTGAGTTCCGTTGAAGGTTTGGCCGGCAAAAGGCGCGGGCTCCATGCCGTCAGCGTTGTACAGGCCATAGACCGGCGTAGCACTTTCGTTGGTCGTGGCGACAGGGTCGAACAGCCTCCGCAAGATAGTGCTGGTGACCAAGCGACTGTCTTCGTTGAGCGCCTCGTTGTGGCTTGCGCGAACCTGGCGGGCATCCATGTCTCGCAGTGCTTTCCAGGTGAAGCGTGTTGCCCGGTCGTAGTCCTCGAAGTCGTAGCCGACCAGTTCATAGCTACCGGGCCGTAGCGCTTCGGGCTCACCGAATTCCGAGGCCCTCTCGAAGGTGTTGCGGTTGAACCCCTTAGGGATCGAGTCGGCAACGTTGGTGTGCCAGTATGAAAGCAATCCCGCCAGGCTCGATGCGCTGTTGTTCCACTCCTCCAGTGTTCGTTGGAAGTCGTCCCAGACGCGGTTGAGGTCCGTGCCGTCAGCAGTTTCGGTGACCCGAGGGAGAGCGTCACCCTCGGTGCCGTAGCCGCCCTCAAAGCCGAAAGGAGGAATAGGGAACGCTTCGTGCGAGTGATCAGCTCGCGAGAAATTATGTGTGGAAGTCATTTTGTCGCCTTTGGGCCAAGTGTCTTGGGAAACACCAGGCTCGCGGGCGCAGTACCGGGACTGAATCCATCCTGCGCCCGCGCTAGGTGCCGACTGCGCTGCCGCATCTTGTTGCAAGACTAGGCCAACCGCCGTGCCCGGCAAGGGGTTAGGACACATTATGCCGCCAGAACGTTCCGGCCGCTCGTGCACTTCGCGCCATGCCAGTTGTCACACTAAGGCTTTCGATACTCAAAGTTGAGTCATGCAGGCAGTGACGGCCCACCAACCAAGTAGCGCCAGCTCGCAATACACCCGGTCCGGGAAGACTGCACAGTCACATCCGCTTGCCCGCCGGGTGGGTGCGCAAGACAGGCAGCGTCACGGTGAGCACGTGGACGTCTGTTTGCGTTTGGGTGCGTATGTCACGGCAGTAGGGCCGCACCCCTAACGGGGCACGGCACACCCGTCGAGGCGGGTCGGCTGCGTCCCACGCGACAGTCGGGGTGGCCGCTTGCATGGCTGAGGCAACCAGAGCCGGTCGAGCCCCGCGCGTCGAGGGTCTGCAGCTGGCCCGAACCGCCCGCACGGCTGAGGGATGCCCGCGCAGGGCCAACCGGCTCCACGGGAGTCGGTTAGTTCGATGCCGCCCACTCAATCTGGCCCCATAGGGTTTCGAGGCCTATCGCGCCAGCAAACGACAGCGGGTCGATTCAGGCGGAACTGGCACACCCCGCCTTTGCAGCCCCTGTATGGCATCGATGCAGCTAGGAGGGCCGATCTGAGCGTAAATCGGTGTCGGACAGCGGCGCTCGCGTCGGCTATGGTAGTTAACGCGGACCTTGAAACCGCGAATCATCAACGGACACAACAGGAAACGGAGACGACCAAGATGTCTATATCCACCCATCCGCCCCAGGGCGACACCCCAGCGGGGCAAACCGAATGGGTAAGCAAGGCAAAGGCCGTTGCCTACCTGCGAAACAAAGGGTTTGAGGCGGTCACCTTCGAGACTCTGAAGGGCTACGCCTACAAGACCGGCCAGCTGCCCAAACCCAAGGTGATCGGCAAGAAGGCGTACTGGCGTGTTGCCGATCTTGACAAGCTGGTGGAGTCACTGTGAGCGGCAAGCTCAGGCCTTGGCATCGGCCAAACCAGCTGTTGGCCGTCGCCGGAGCACCGCCAATAGACCCCGACGACTGGTCTGATATCAACGCGCGGGCGGAGGCGATAGCCGACAGTCTGTGCGAAACCGATGAGCTCCTAGCCAACCCGAATCATCTAGAGCGTGCATTCGGCGCGGAAACGTGGAACGCATTCCAGCGCAGGCTAGACGTACTAGGAGAAACCCCCAGGGACACCTCATTTCTCACCGGTCTTGTGCACGCCGAAGATGCCGCGCGGTTTGAGGTGGTGTGCCAGGTGGTTCCGCTGGAGATCAACGAGGTCGCCCAACTAAGCCACTACGTGCGCGTTGCCGAACACCGGATGCTAGGCGACTCTTCACCGATCCGCGGTTGCGGCGCGCTGCTTTCACGGCATTGCGAGAAAGGCGATCACTCCAAGCTCTGGGCGTACCAGCGGGGCCTGGTGATTGTGGTCGTGGCGCTGTGCGGGTCGTGCCGTGAACTGTTGCGAGCTGGTGGCCCCATGGACCAGGTGGCTCGTCCGGTTAGCACCGTTGCATGGTGCGAGCAGGGCGATCCAGACGACATGGACACGGCGATCAATCGACCGAACCCGCTAAAGGACGACTGGGCCTAGGCAGACCACAAGATCAACCACCCGACTTAACGCCGGAAAGGCGCGTAGCGCGATGGAGCGCACAAACAAAGCGACGGAAGGCCCGGAAGTTGTAGGGACTCAACGGGCCAACAGTCGCCGAAAGGAAACTGATGTCTGCCAGGATAGCCGACGACTCGCACGGCGGCGGCAGTGCCGGCCGATCCTCTGAGCCCGTGGATTTGGACGCACTGCTTGCAGAGGTAGAAGAGCTGGAAGCCCAGGCTAAGAATGTGACGGAAGCCAAGAAGAAGCCCAGCGTTGCAACACAATTGGTCCGTCTGGCCGAGGCTCAGTACGGGTTCGGCATAACACCGAACGGCAAAACGTTCGCGTATCACCTAGAGGCACCTCACGTCACTTTTCCCCTAAAGAGCAAGCAACTGGCGCTTCAGCAACGCCTTGCATGGGACTACTACGAGCGCAACCAGATCGTGGCGGCAGCGAGCGCGCTGGGAGAAGCCATGGTGACACTTGAAGGCATCGCCCTCCGCACCGAGCCAGCCGAAACGTACGTACGTGTAGCCGGTGACAGCGAGGCCGTGTATCTCGACATGGCCGATGCCGCCAACCGGGTGATCAAGATCAGCGGCGGTGACTGGAAGGTGGTCACAGAGTGCCCGTACAAGTTTCGGCGCACGCAGGACACCGCCGCCATGGTGGAGCCAGCGCGCGGCGGCAAGGTCAGTCGCCTGTTTCGCTACGTGCCCGTTGCCAGAGACGAGCGAGCCCTAGTCGTCGGCACGGCGGTGGATTTCATCATCAACCCCAACACCGCAAAGCCGATTGTCCACCTTGACGGTGAACAGGGAACGGCGAAAACGAGCAGCACAGTGCATTTCGCTCGGCTGATTGACCCAGCTGTGACCCCGCACAACTCACCACCGAAGAGCCTCCAGGACTGGATTCTCACAGCTGCCACCAGCTGGGTCGTGGCTTTGGACAACCTCTCGGACCTACCGTTCTGGCTGTCAGACGCCATGTGCCGCACCGCAACCGGCAGCGGTCTGAAGACGCGCGCTCTATACACCGATGAAGACCTCGCGTTGTTCGTGTTCCGGCGGCCCATCGTATTCAACGGAATCTCGATGGAACACATACGCGGTGACCTGGCCGACCGCCTTGTCCCGTTCACCTTGCAACACATACCGGAAGACAAACGAGTCCCCGAAGGCGATCTTGCGGCCGAGTGGAGCAAGGACCACCCGAGAATCCTCGGCGGGCTGCTGAGCATCGCAGCCAAGGTACATCACAAGCTTCCGCACACCCCGCGACCGGACAAGCTGCCGCGCATGGCGGACTTTGCGCTCACCCTCAACTGTTTTGACCAAGAGTTCAACCACAACCCGAAGTCTCTGCCTCTGTATCTGTCTCGGCGAAAGCGAGCTCTGACCGAGACCGCGCAAGATGATCCATTCATCGCGCAACTGGTGGCGATGCGCTACGACACGGGCCTGGACGGGCACACGGGCAAGGAAGTTCTAGAGGCTGTAACTGCAGCATATCGGGTTGATCCGCCACCGAAGGGCTGGCCCAAACACCCGAAGACCGTCACGCACCTGTTGACCCGGCATGCCCCCGGCCTGCGCGCTGCTGGGTGGAGCGTGGAGAACGACGGCGGGAAGAACAAGGACAGCACTAAGCGATGGATTTTGGTGCCGCCCGCCGAGGACGACGAGAAGGCGGGAACGGAGTGAAACAGCCAGCGCTGGCGGGTGAGCGGGGGAAACTTTCCCCGCCGAAAATTCCCTTGCCGTCTGAAAATTTTAGAGAGATCAAGTAAGGCCCTCGAACCCTAAGAGATCGAACTACACGAGCGAGGCGGCGGTAAGGATTTCCGGCGGGCAAAACTTCACCCGCTCCCCCGCCAATCCTGACCGCTACAACCGAAAGGACTGAACACCAATGAGTAGCATCGAGATTCGCAAAAAGCGGAGCAAGGCGATACAGACACTTCGGGACACCGGCATGAGCGACGCCGAAATTGAGGAAGCCCTGGGCCACTCGATCAAAGACGAATCCGAAATCATCGACGTCGAGATCGTGAGCGAAACGATACGGACACCTACACAGGCCGAGTTGGTGCGTCAGTACGACCTATCCGCTCCTCGACCTATCAGCACGGCCGATTCGGACGAACAGGAGGCGGAGAGCCGCCGGATCTCTCTCCCGGCACGGATCGCTGACTCCCGCGCATCTTCCAAACCCGATGACAGCCTGGGGGTTACGAAGTGGAGCGACGAATGGTGGGCAATGCAAAGCCCACAGACTCAATCCCGTAGATGCAAGGGACATAAGAAGACTGGCGAACGCTGCAAGCAGGCCGCACTGCAGGGCACGACAGTCTGCAGAGTTCACGGCGGTGCAGCCCCACACGTCAAGGCAGCTGCTCGCGCCCGACTGGAGAACGCTGCTGACCGTATGGCAGCCAACTTGCTACGACTTGGCGAAACCGCCGAAAGCGAAACTGTGCAGCTGAGCGCGACCAACAGCGCTCTGGACCGTGCGGGCATCACCAAGCCGACTCAGGTTGAGCTAGGCCCGATGGAGCCGAAGCCGTATGAGCAGATTCTCGAGGGCATCACGACTGAGACCCGAGAACAGAGCAGAGCGCGCAGGGGCTACAACGACTACAGCCCGAACTACGGCACAGGCTCACCCTCTGACGAGTACCCGAACCAATCCCCTAGTGGCAGTTCGATGACCACGCCCGCCGGGCAAGAACCGGCGACAAGACTAGAAGACACAGCAGCAAGACCAGAAGAACGGTCTTTTGACCCACCGACAGAACGCAACGGGCACTACGAAAGCCAGCCGTCGCGAAGCGACGGTGTTGGACCCACGCACCCGGCGGACAGACGGCGCGAACGCCCAAGATATAGCGAGCTGGCCATCCCAGACCCCGCCAGCGGTGAACTCATGAGCGAGGACGAAGGCACGTTGCATCTGGCTCGGGTCACCAATGAGCGCGGCCATGAGATGCCTGTTCGCCATCCAGAAAGCCCACACAGGCGCTACACGGCGCACCGCAGGCGATCCATCTACTGAGACCCAGATAGCCCGTGCGAGCAATTAATTCGAGGTAGAGCGGTCGGCTATAAGTATTTGGTGAGGTGAGTGACGGTCGTCACTCGCCACAACCAACACCGAAGGATGAAGTGATGACGACAGCACCAACACCCAAAGCAATTGGCTACATACGAGTTTCGACCACGCGCCAAGCGGAGAGCGGTTACGGCCTAGAGGCACAACGGGAACAGGTGCTTTCCTACTGCGCTGCCAACAGTTTGGAGCTGGTCGGCCTGCACGTCGACGTGATGAGTGGGCGCAAGACCGATAAGTTGTACGGACGCATAGCCGCTGTGACAGCCATTCAGGCAGGCATCGCGAACGTGTTGGTAGTCAACACGTTAGACCGCAGCAGTCGCAGCATGGCAGACGGCGCGAAGCTGGTAGCCGACGCCAAGACCGAAGGTTGGCGAATCGTTGGCCTTGACGGAACCGATAGCGACACAGTCTCACAGCTCACCGCACACGCGAGATTGCTAGTTGCAGAGGAAGAGCGCGAGCTGATCAGCAAGCGCACCAAGCAAGGGCTGATTAAAGCGCGACAGCTCGGCAAGCAGCTCGGCAAGCCCAGCACTATCGAACGCGCAACCATCGACCGAATCGTCGAACTGCGTAGCGCAGGAAAGGGAACCAAGGCTATCGCTAAGGCTTTGGACTCCGATGGCATCGCCGCACCGCGTAGCAGCACATGGAGTTACAGCACTGTGCGCGGTGTGCTTGAGCGCGAAGGTGTGGCCTGATGAACCCGGCTAACCCCGGCGACCCGGGCGAACCCGAGTGCGCATACCTCGCAACGCCCGAAGAGCTAGAGGCAGTTAGGAAACTGACCCCGCACCATCGCGCGCTGGAGGCCGATACGACAACCGAAGAACCAAAGGACTCGTGACACTATGGCATTCATCCGCAAGCGCACGACAAAGCGGCTCGACAAGTACGGCAATCCGACGGTCTCGTACCAGGTTCGTTGGCTGGAGCCCCTGCGCGACGAGTTCGGCGCGCCAACCGGTGAGTTTAAGGAGACGTCTGAGACCTTTCCGACCGAGCGCAAGGCCAAGGCGCATCTGCGCAAGGTTGAGGACCAGCTGGACACCGGCTACGGCATGGACCCCAGCGCGGCCAAGGCCAAGGCCAACACGCCGCTTGGCACATACGCCCGTCAGTACCTTGACTCGCTGGTCGGCACCATCGACCAATCCACCATCGAGGGCTACGAGAAGATCTACCGCACGCACCTTGCGCCAGTGTTCGGTAGCAAGCCAGTCGCGGCCATCACCACCGCTGAGGTGGCCAGTTTCCGCGCGCAGCTGCTATCGCCACACCAGCGCCGTCACGGCAGAGCCAAGCCCACTTCCCCGACCCTGCCCGATATGGTTACCCGCTCTCCGAAGACGGTGAAACACATCATCGGAACGCTCAAGCGGATTCTGGATGTGGCGCAGGATGATCAGGCCATTGCCGCCAACCCGGTCATCGCCAACCGACGCCGGACCACCAAGCGCAGCGCGCAGCCGTTCAAGCACCATCCACTGACCGCCAACCAAGTAGCGGCGGTACACGACTGGATCGCCAACGAGCAGGTTGTCAGTCGCGACGCAGCCAACTCTTCAGGTCCACAAGGCAGCACCTACACCAGGCCGGGCAACGAGGTCTACGCGCTGGCGATCCTGTTCGCCGCCCACACCGGTGTTCGGGCCGCAGAGCTGCAGGGCCTTCAGGTCCAAGACGTGACGCTGTCGGACATCCCGGGCACGGTGGGCAGCATTCGCGTTGTCCGCACCGCATCGCGCAAGAACCGTGAGTGGATCTACGGCACGCCCAAGAGCGATGCCAGCGCGGATCGCGTAGTGCCGCTAGCGCCGTGGCTGGCCGATGAGCTACGCGACTACCTAACTACGGTTCACCCGTTTGCCGGCAAGTACCGGATCGCACCGCTGTTCCCGGGCCGACGCAATCGCCATGTGTTCGATTGGGCTAAGCCGGTGTGCGCGGCCAGCCTGTACGAGCACTACCTGCAGCCAGCCTGCAAGGCTCTTGGCCTTGGAGCTGTCCGCTTCCACGACCTGCGCCACACCTTCGCCACCATGAACCTGAGCGCTGGCGAGCACTACATGCAGGTGTCAAAGTGGCTGGGACACTCCACGTTCGTGCTCACGCTGACGACCTACGCGGACTACATCAACGAAGACGAACAGGCTGCCCCGAAGGTTGGGCGAGGGGTCGTCACGAAGGGAAACGTTGTGCCGCTAGAGCGAAAGGCAACGTAAGGCTCGTCATTGGTTACCCTCGGGTTCTTGGTCGGCGTTCGTGGGCTGGTCTTGTTGTCCGCCCTTGCCCATCAATTCGCGTAGGTTCTGTCGACTTCTAGCTCTGAGGGCAGCAACCCGTTGCTCGTGATACTGGCGTTCGTCCTCGCCAGGAACGCCGTAAATCCAGAGACCGCTGTGCTGCTTTGTGTAACCCTTGAGCGTCTCTGCGATGTTGTACAGGGCCTTTTCGGGTGACTTAGCCTTGTCGGTCGTCACACGCAGTGAATTGCATAGCATGTTGGCATCCAACGAGATTGGATTGTTATAGCTCCGCTTCGGTGGGATCATCGCGTCATCGAAGTCGACCCGTCCGCCGAACTGACTCTTGAGTTCTCCTTTGTACTCTTCGCGTTCGATACCGGAGTCCCAAGAAGTTCTCCACTCTTGTCCTGGCGCTAAGACGGCAATGTTGGTTGGCACCCAGAGTTCGGTGACCTGTTCTCCGGTAGCCATGTTTTCGTACGGCACTACCTCCAACGGAGGCAACGTCAAACGAACGTTGTATGCCGGTGTCTGGCCGAAGTTCTTGATTACCAGGTCCATGTAGTGCCAGTTCTGAGGGTCGCGCTCAATGAAGACCACGACATCCGGCTGCGCTACGCGTTCACGTGTCTCGCGAGCTTCCTTGACCTGTCCGCGCGCGTAGATCAGCGCCCAACCCGCAATGCCGACGGTGGCGATCTGCGCCCAGGCAGACCATGTGTCCGCGTCGGGAAACCAGCTCGGAATCACGGTTGCCCACGGCGGTCGGTCAGTGTGCCGTTCACCATCCCGTTCAGCTGAACGGACGCACCGTCTTCAATGACAAGATCGGCCACTTGGCCGTTGATGTAGGCCTGGCCGCCCGAACGGACAGTAAGCGTTCCGTTGATCTGGCCACGCAAGGTTAGCTCGCCGCCGCTGACCACGACCACATCGTCGTTGATCTGGTTTCTCTCGACGTGCTCGCCAGAGATCACTGTAGCCATGCACCTGACGGTACTGCGGACGGGCGACAGTTTCGTGTACAAACGTGCAGGCCGCTCCGAAGGTTTGGACGCAATGTGGTCACCGTTGCCTATGGTGCGGCCCAGGTGCTGCCGCTGCGAAAGGCGACGTGAGTGTTGGGGACTGCCTATACCGTTGACGCCATGACAAACGAGACCGAATTGGCCGCGCAGGTGGCCGAGCTGCAGGAAGCCCTAGCAGCCCTAACCAGGCGCGTGCAGAAGATCGAAGGCAAGTTACCGAGCGACGTACAGGCCGCAGCCGACTGGCTCGCGTACAAATCCGCCGGAGGGTAGGCCACCGCCTCTCCAGTTGAATGTGCAGACGACGTTGCGCCAAGCCTCATAGCATGTCCGTGTGACGACCCCTGTCAACGATGCCCTGGAGAAGTCCTTCCTAACCCATGCGCATTATTTGCGGGCGTTCGCGCAACTCGCGGGTTTCACTTATTGGCCCAACAAAGACCTAGCCGTCCTACAGACGTTGGCGCAACGCGTCGCCACGGCATTTCCGGTCCCGAAGGCCATCCCGTCCGTCGATATAGACGAGATGGCGAAGTGCCTGAACCGTGCCTGGGGTACAGAGTTGTTACTGGGGCTCGCCTCCAATTTCGAAGAAGACGAACTCATTCGGTTGTCGAACTCATGGGGCAGCGTCCAGACTTATTACGTCGGGTATGCAGCAACGCAAGCTCTGATCGTCGCGGAGGGCCGCTCTCGACCCACTGACCATCCGAAAACGCAAAGTCAGGTGCGCACGTTGTGGGTGGACCGCCAGTCGGCTGTAGAGCCGTTTTCGTTCGCCGCGATGCCAGGGTGCAAGTCCAACCCCTTAGCGTATGCGAATGGTCCAGGAAGGCCAATCGATGCGGGCGTAACCGGCTGGCCCACAGTCGGTACTACGAATTGCTGGGACATCGCGGCGACTGCCCTTCGAAGCACCCGCAATGACGCAGTGGAGAAGAAGCTGCACGAAGCGCGCGTGAAGAAAGCCCGTGAGAAGAAGAAGGCATGGCACACGGAGGAGGCCGATCGGCTCACGCAGGGCAAAAAAGCACGTAAGGAGCCAGGGTTTTCAAGTACCTCTAATCTGACGGCGTCTGAACGGGCAGCCGTTGAAGCTGGCGTCCGCCCGTACACGATGCTGGACTACCTCTTCCGTTTGCGCATCAAGGCGAACTACGAGGAAGCTGCAATGTTCACCGATGGCCCGACTACCGAATTCGCGTCAAGTGGCGTTGCACTCGATATGGTTCGGATTGCATCCGCGATCATGGTTGCCCACGAAGTGCGGATTGCCCGGCTTGTGGGTAAGGCCACGGTGACTACTCTCGCCTCGGATTGGATTACCAAAAACTCTGCGCCCTCCAACCTTGGCATTGCTCGCAGGATGCCGATCCTGACAACCACTGTCTGAGCGTAAGGCGACACCAGCCGCAGGCGGTTTGTATCCGTACACGGACGCGACACGGACGCGGTGACCACTCCCGGCAGGAACACCAGTCGCCAGGCCACCAGAAAACCGTCCTGACCTGCACCGATATCGGTGCCCCCAGTCGGACTCGAACCGACACTGTGCGGATTTTAAGTCCGCATCTTTGGTATGATTAGAGCAGCTCATAAACGCATGACACCAGGTAGATGGTGGTTGTATTACCCACTGCATACATACTGTGTACACGTAGATGTGTACAGTATTGGATACATTGAGAGGGTGGACGGTGGCATTCACATCCAAGAAGAAGCGACCGCCGCGTGCCAAGGGTGAGGGCAGCATCTTCCAGCGGGCCGATGGAATGTGGGTCGGTTCGATCGAGGCGCCCCCCGACGAGACCGGGAAGCGGCGCCAGAAGCGTGTCTACAGCAAGGACTACCGCACCCTCGTAGCCCGATTGGATGAATTGAAAGCCGAATCGTCAGATGGCTTCAACCTCGACAGGACTATGACGGTCGCCAAGTGGCTCGACTACTGGCTTCCGAACGTCCATAGAGAACGTATCCGCCCCACCACCTACCGCGACTACGGGCACACCATCAACAACATCGCCAGCGCCATAGGGCATAAGAAGCTGATCGAACTGACGCCGGCTGATGTTCGGCGCATGCACACGCTCATCGGCAAGGGTGCGCGGCGCACGCAAAAGGCTCACGTGGTGTTGCACAAGGCCCTCAAGGATGCGGTCGCAGAGGGTCTTATCAAACGGAACGTCGCCGCCCCGGTGGATGCGCCCGAAGTATCCAAGGGTGATCGGACGGCGCTATCTATCGGCGACGTGCACAAGCTGCTCGCGTACGCGGTCAAACACCGCAATCAGATGGAGGCCACCCGGTGGTTATTCCTCTTCCTTACGGGGACTCGGCAAGGTGAATCGCTTGGGCTGACATGGGATCGAGTGGACCTCAAAGGCGGGGCGGTGGACATCACTTGGCAGCTACAGCAGCTCAAGCGCGCACACGGCTGCGGTGAAAAGGTCGGCGAGAAGTGGCCGTGTGGTCGCAAGAATGGTGGCCACTGCACCGACCCGAAATGGGATATGCCCGTGAAGTTTGAGTACGAACCGCTACATGCATCCCTGGCGCTAACCCGACCTAAATCAGAGGCGGGGAAGCGGTGGGTGCCCGTCATTGAGCCGCTACGGCTGGCACTGGCGCAGCTCCGCGAGAAGGATTGCGGACCCAATCCGCATAACCTTGTGTTCCACCGCGCCGACGGCGCACCAGTCATTCCGAATGACGATAACCAGGCATGGCACAAACTCCTGCGGGACGCCGGGATCATCGGGGAGGGCGAGACCATGCCGCTGCATAGCACCCGCCACACCACCGCCACAGTGCTGCGCGCCGCGGGCGCGGACGAGCAGACTCGCATGGAGATCCTGGGACACAACTCCCCGGAAGTCACGAGGATCTACGCACACGCCGATCAGGCAAGGAACTCGACGATGATGGACGCCCTCGCAGTGCTAGTGCCAGGCAGCTGATTCGAAACCAACCACCGGAAACGCAAAAAAGCCCCCGGCTCAACCATGCTGGGGGGAAGCACGGGAGCCGGGGGCGGCTGTGAAGCGAGGGGTGACTTCTATGTCGTACCGGTGACCGACAGCGGAGGTGTGGGCTTAGGTCTTCCACTGCCTATGTAGGGCAGTGTTCCGGGTAGATACTCCAGGATTTCGGCCGCCATCCAGGCGGCTGCTCTGTGGTTGTAGTCCTCGTCGTTCAGTGTGGGCACGGTGTATGTGCCCTCGTAAGTGTTGCCGTTGGACATCCTTAGCTTCACGCAGATACTTGCGGGGTTCTGGATGGTAGATACCGCCCACTCACACCCTTCGGGCGGGTCCGGCATGTTGCCCTCGGTCAGCTCCATACCCCAATTCTATTGGCGGTAAGCGCTAACGGCGGGGTCTAGGAGTCTTGCTGCTCGAGGTGCCGAAAGAGCTCCGGGGGCGGTTCAGGTAGCGGATGGGCGCGGTCTCCCACCCCCCAGGAAAGAACATCGCGGATGTAGCGCAGCGCAATCCGCAGTAGATCGCGGGCCTTTGAGTGCTGGTCACGCTCAACCTCGAGCGCACCCTCTACGGTTTCCAGCTTCTCCTCAAGCTTGGTCACCCGATCAGCGAGGGCTTCATAGGCTTCGGTGAATTTGGAGAAGGTGTTGCTCTTGCGGGAAAGGAGTGCGACACCAAGCGAGGACAGGAGCGATGAGCCAGCGATCAAGCCGACTACCTCAGCCACATTCACCGCGGAGTACCAGTCGGCAGGCCACACTTCCAAGTCTCAACTCTGCACATAGCGGTGTCCTCTCATTTCAGTGAAGCCAACAAATGGATTAGGTCGAGCTGTTCAGGGATGAACCGAAGCAGTCCGGTGGTGCGCAGCAGATGTACGGCCACTACTCCGATCACGGCGGAGCTGAGGAACATGTGGGACTGCCCGTAGCGGGTAGTGGCGTCCGATAGCAGCTCCCCCGGTGGGCAAGCTATCTCGTAGGCGACGATCCCAGCAGCCATAGTGATCCACGCCCAATCAGATGGATGTAAAGCCATGGGAACCCTCCCCGATTAGGTTGTGGATGAAAAAGAAACACGCAGGTAGAAGCCCGGATTTGGGCGTTCTGCCGGATACATCTGAAAAAGCGCACGGTACAGTGCGCTAGTTCCCTGCGCGCTCTCCTCGCGCGGGGCCTAAACACCGCGACTCCGGTTGAAACGCCGGATAATTGAGGGTATGACCAACCCCGAATGTGCGGCATGCGATCTGGCCGGGCAAATCGATCGGTGCGGGCCAAGTCTTGCCCGTGTCACAGAAGTTCCGCCGTCACGTCATGCATGGGGCGATGTTGCCGTTTGTCCGAGTGAGGATTGTGGACGCCAGTTTTTATTCACCCGAAAGTCGGATGACCCTCGGACGTAACAGTTAGACCCCGTGGATACTGCTGTAGCGCCGTAAAATTGAGGGATGGGTCAACCACCAACACCAGCCCCGGGCCGCAACGGTCGATGGGAACGCATCGGCGGCGTCTCGGTCGACTCGGCCATGGCCGCGATCACCGACCCCGCTTTTGCTCCGGCCAAGTATCCAGGAATCGGTAGCGGTCACAACCTATTCAGTAAGTACGGGTCCGGGGTGCAGTTTTCGGCAGGATTCGGCGACGGCGGCTACGACATCTGGGCGTGGATCGTGGACTACGGCACTGACGAGAGCGACGAGCGAATCGCTCAGATCGTCGTCACACTGATCGACGATGAAGACCTAGCCCACTGGAACAGCCAGTAATAGTCACTCAGTTCGTTCTAGGTGTTCTATACCGTTGGCGACTAAACCGTGTGTAGCCCAGGTCGATTGGTTCTCACCTTCATACACGCCGTAGGTGTGCTCTATGGTGCCGTCCGCTTGGACTCTCTCGAAACCGACCATGAGCACGAAATCTGATACCCGCCAGCCGGGTTCTTGATCCATCGCTTCGACGTACTTCTGCATGAGTTCGTCGGGGTGTTCACTCATCGCGGCTCCCAAGTATCAGTGGGTATCAAAGGAGTGCAAAGCTCTGTACGTCGAAGCCGTCGTTGTTGATCTGGAACACCGTCAATGCCGGATCTCCGTCTTCGCCCATCTTGTTCATCACCCACGCTGAACCGTTGTCCAGGGTTGAGGCTTGGATGTGCCAGCGCGCCTTACCTGTGACTTGATCCCGCCCATGTGGCCGGAGGCTGGCGTAGTGGAAATGTCCAGTCAGCAGGACGTGGCAGTCCATAACGCCGCCGTGGGTCATCTTCTCCCACCACGTCTTAACCCGGTCAGCACCGGAGGCTTGGTGGCCGTGCGCCAGTCCTAACCTGGTGCCGCGTACATCGAACTGCAGCGTCTCGCACCACTCGGGCGGCCGGTGGAACTCTACCGGCAGATTCGGGCCCTGGTTGTCGGGGTTATTGTGCCATTCAAGACGCTTAGAAATAGCCAATCCCCAGTCATCGGTGGGCTTCCCGATCAGATCCTTTCCACGCCGCCACTGGCCGTGATTGGACGGGATGGACAGCACATCCACGGGGGCATGCTTGGCGCACAGGGTGATGGTCTTCCAGAACTCCGTGGCGGCGACCTCGACCTGATCCATGAGAGATAGTCCGTTGGTGCGGGTTTGGGCTGTTACATTGTCGAAGCCCTCCACAATGTCACCCACGTCCGCGATGATGATGCGATCGAACCTTGAACGTTTCAGGTAGGCATTCAGGTTTTCCCGCTTTTCCTGAAGGCGCAGCAACAGCTCTTTGACACCGCCGAGGTGGTCGACCTTCCCGGTCTGAATATCAGCCCAGCACACCACAACCGTTGATTCACCTGTGGGTTTCTTCGGCTGCACCGGCTTGGTTCTGCGGACCTCCGCATACAAGGCGGGTAGGTCGACAGCCCAGCGCCGCACAGCGAGGTGATAGCGCCATGAGTGGTGCTTGTGCTTCTCCCACTCCCCATCTTTGTTGCGGAAGCCTGTCTCCCACACCACGACCTGTGGGTTACCGGCTATCTCAACCTTGGCTGGGTCGTAGTGCAGTTCGTCGGCGAACTCGCGAAGGATGCCCTCGAAGTCCTGCTCGTCGAAGTCATCTGAGACCTTGCCGGTCTGAATGAATCCAGCGGTGCCGTCCCACTCCGCACGCATCTTCGCCTGCTCCGGCGCCGACTCCTCGGCCACGGGACGCCGCTTGTTCAGGCTGTCGCGGATACTCAACTACATTCCTTGAAATGGCGGCGTAATGCTGCCTCGCCCAATGGATACCCCAACTCCCTTATGCCGCGCCACAACTCCGCGCTGGAGAAGCCTGCCGCCGCCCATTCTTTGGCTGCAGCCTGCTCATCTTCTGGCTGAGTTGCGAACCATTGGCATGTGGTACATACCGCTGGCTTTGGCTTGGATCGCTCAGTGAGTAGATCTCGGATGGACATTTGTTTGAACCGCCTTTCATGGGGCGCTTCGAGGGCTCTATTCAGTTGTTGGATTTGGGGTGTCACACCGTAGCGATAAGCGCTACAATCGAGACATGCCAGACTTGCCGGAAATCGACATAGATAACCTGTGGAAAGCGATCAAGGGTGGGAGTGACTACCCGATCGCCGTCGGCGACGAAAAGCCGGTGGCAATCGTTGTTCCATACGAAAAGTACACAGACCTCCTGAAGGCATGGGCCGACCTTCAGTTGGATGGAAAGCGTTGAGGCGGGGAGAAACCCCCGAGCCTCAACGATCCAGGCTGCTCGCAGCCGCCACACAAGCCGACATGGCCACAGAAGACCTCCGCGCCGCTGTCCGTGAAGCGAAAGCCGCCGGAGGCTCAGTGCGGGAGATTGCCGCGCTAATTAACCGATCCACCAACACGGTGCAGCGTTGGCTTAGGGGCTAAGCGCGGAACCAGTCGAGGACTGGATTCAGGTCGTACGTCCCGTGGGCTTCCAGATGGGCGATGCCTTGGAAGGTCCGCACGATGGCCCATACGATGTCGATCAGCCCGTCGAATGGGTTGATGAAGAGGTCCATGATTCGGGCCACTATCGAGGAAGCCCCACCGGTCCACGAGGATTGGGTGATTATGCGGGCTATCGCTGTCATGTTGACCCCGGCTTCATCCAACCGGTTCTCGGCGTACCAGTCGCGGGTGCGGGCATGCTCTTGCCACTTCCCCGCCAGCTCGGGGTATTTCAGGAAGTCAAAGTGCCAGTCCATGATCCCCTGAGTGTTGGGCTGGGGCGGGTCGGGAACCCAAGGGGCGCACTGGTTGATCAGGCGGTAGGGGTTCCCGAAAGCTATGCCCTTGCGGAAGTCCTTCAGCCGGTAATGCAACCTGCCATTGACGGGTAGAACATGCTTTTCCATGACCTCGCAGCCAACCATCGCACCCTGGCTGAAGATCGCCAGATTCCACGGCGTTCCTTCGGGGAATGGTGTGCCGTCATCAAACAGCTTAGTATCCAAACGGTTCACGAGTTCGTCCACACCGGACTGGTTGTTGAACGGCAGCCGTACGTTGTCGTAGCCGGTGGGCCGCCACACCGCCCGCCCTTCACGCTCCAAAGTAGAGGCCACGAAAGCGCAAGGCCCGACAAACATGTCGGACAGATGTCCCTCGACCGTGAAGAACAGCGGCGTCAAACCCAGCTTCACCAGATCCGCTTGAGAAACCTCGCCCGTCTGGGGTTGGTTTGTGCGGCGCTGGTATTCCTTCTGGACCGCCTGGTCGTCGTACCCGAAATACGAATCAACCTTCAGCGGTCCCCCGTCAGCGGCTTTCGCGTAGGAGGCGTAGCGGGCCAACATGACCCGCTGCCACCTCGCTACTACCTCCCCATGGGAACCGAGGGTGAGGATCACTCAGTCACGCTCTTGATGACCTCGGCAGCCAGCGGGCCGAGGGAAACCTGCGGGCCGACGACATTGCCTACGGTGGCCTGAATCTTGGTGATGCTGTCCACGGCAACCTGGGTGGCGGCGGCAAGCTGGTCCTGCGCGGCCTGCGCGGTGGAGTTCAGCTGCGCCTGGATGTCCTGCAAGCTGGTCACGGCCTTGTCCGCTGCAGCACCGGGGGCGTTCTTGATCTGCTTGTGCAGCACCACGCCCGCTGTCCCGAGACCGGCCACGCCGAAGACGCCACCAATGGCGATGACCGCGTTGACCCAAGACTGCCCGACCGTGTCACTGACCACACCCGAAGTGACCAAGATGGGAATAATCGACAGAGCTGCCGCGCCAATGAGGTAGTACCACTTACGAATCTGGTCTGTCATGACTGTCCCTTCTGAGAGATGAACTCCTGCAGGACTGCAGGGTTGGTGGCCTCGAGCTCGGCGAGGAATGCCTTGGCATGGGCGACTGCGGCGGCGTCAGTGCGCGATCCCTGCCCGGCGGCCACACGAGCAATACGGCCGATGGCCTCGAGGTCTCCGAGCTTGGCGTCGGCCTCGACGGTCAGGTCCTTATGTGCAGCTCCGTCGATCGACTGAATCAGCTGCACCAGGTTGTAGATCGGGCCTTCGCCCGGTGTGGCGTACATGGACACCGATCCCACTGTGGGCTGAGTGAATAGCCGATAGAGGGTGTCCCACTGGTCCTGTGGCACTTGGGCCATGTCTTCATCTCCTAGATTGCTGAGTCGGGCGTAGATCTGCTGGGCCTCGGTGTAGCGCTCGTCGTAGCGGTACGGGAAAGCACTCACCTGCACGGCCTGCGCCCATCCGCCGGGCGTACGAGAGTTGGAGTTGTAGTCGAAGTCGGTCAGACCGCGCTGCCCGCTGTGTCCGCCAAGGAAGAACAGCCGCGCCGACAGAGTGGGGTCCATGGTTTCCGACAAAGGACCCCATGCCTGGCGCTGCTGGAACAGCCCAGTGGAGTCGTGGTCGCTACCGACTTTCTCGTGTGGGTAGCCGAGGCTCGCAGGGACATTGCTGTTCGCGTACATCGTGAGGTTGGTTTCCACCAGCTCCACCGCGATGGCGATGCAGATTCCCTTGGGGGTGATGCCGAGTCGCTTACCCTCGTTGATAGTCGCTAGCGCGTGTCGATCCTTGGTTGACAGCACCACCGAGTTGCCGCGCCGGAACGTGGAGAATCCGTCGGCGCGGATCTTGCGGGCGATGAAGTCTGCAGTATGCGGATTCTGGTAGGTGTTAATGTCACCGCCATTGGCGAGGCTCGCTAGCTGAAAGTGCATCGCATCTTTAGGATCTGACCAGTCATTGCCCCAGAAGACGGTCCCCTCGTAGAACGCCTGTATTTCCTTTATGGTGGCGATCTGCGCGGCACTAAACCCGGCATTTACGACCTGAAAGGGATGGCTTTCCCAGTTCAGATCCATCGCCGTACCTGACAGGTGATTCGACGTGGACACCGAGTTGGTCGGCGTCCAGCACGCCGAGTCCGGGTCACGCAGCGGCTCAACATATGCGTTGAAATCCGCTGCGAACGCCCGCAGAATCGCCAACGGATGCCCGTTCTGAATCTGCAGACTCACCGATGTACCCGGCACGGTGACCCAGGTGCACTCGTCACCGTTGACCATGGGCCAGCCGTTACTTGAGAACGAATTTCCATACACGACCCGCGGCATCAGATGCCTCCAATCCGGGGATCGAGCCCTGGCCGACCCGCCGACACCCAGCGGGAGCGCCGGAACCACACTCCGAACCCGAACCCCGCCAACCCGATAGCGGCGTAGAAGGCGGGGTACCGCAGCAGTTGAGAGAACATGCGACCTCTTTCGGGCATTAAAAAAGACCCCGCACTAGCGAGGCCCACAAGGAGGTGAGAGTGCTAAGCGAATGTCACCGTGTAGATCGGTGAAGGAGTTCCGTCGCCATCAATCGTGAGAGAGTTGCCGTTGGTAGTCACCACATCGGCAGGGGTGTTGTCTAAGAGCACGTAGCACATCACGTTGCCGCCCAGCTCGTAGAGAACCGCGTAGCGGGCCGTGATACTGCCGCCGGATGCAGTCCACGATGGGTTGGTGGCGAAAGTTACGGACGGGCTGGTCGTTCCACCGATGGTGAGCGATACAGCGACACCGCCTGTGGTGTAACCATTTCCGTTCGCCACTTCATTGGTGACACCAGCCCATGTGGTGGTTGATGCACCAATATTGGACGAAGCGGTTACCAGGGCAACTCGCCAGGTGTCGGAGTCCACATCGAACGTGCCGTCTATGACGTTCTTCCGAGCCGCAGTGGGATACGTCCATGTTCCTGCAGTCATTGGGGTGTCCTTTCGTTAGTTGATGATTTCGACGGTTGCTGCCGCGTAGTTCTGGCCGGACTGCCCACCCGTCTAAGCCACAGATCCATCGGTGGTGGTCACGTTCTTGGTGTTGAATGCAGAGGCCGAACCGAACGCAGAACCAGATGACGCCTGGCGCGTGTATCCCGCTGGCGCGGCATCCCATCCGCCCGCCCCCAAGCTGGCGTGCCCATGGAAATGCAGCAGCACCGAGGATCCGTCTGTGTGGGTCAATGTCACCGACGGCGCAGTGGATGAGGCGCCAGTTCCAGCGGCTCGGGCATGACCACCGATCGGCGAGGATGCGTTTTGATCCCGTATCACCACCGCGATCATGTGTGAAGCGCTACCCCAGGAACCAGACGTTGTGTTGGTCGCAGTGGCCTTGAAATATGCGGTAGCGCAGCCCGAGCCGCTACCACTGTTGGCGTTGTCGATATAGGTGTAGTCCGGTACCGTGCCGCCCGCCGATGGCTTCGTGGGAGCAGATGTTGAGAACGGGTTGTACGCGAACAGAACAATCAAGTCGCCGATTTGATGAGTCGGGATAGTGACCGAACTGCTCGCATTTCCATTGGCGCCAACAAAGGACACGGTGTGGATGGTTGTGACCACAGGCGTTCCGCCCGTAATGGTCACAGAGGCCCCAGCGGGCGCCACCCGCGTATCGATAACCGGGCGTCCACCCGTGATGGTCAGAGACGCGGCAGGTGGAGGGTACCGAACATCTATCAATGGGCGTCCGCCTGTAATGGTCACAGTGGCGGGCGTCGGGGCTATCTGTGCAGCGAGCGACGGAGTGCCCCCGGTGACGGTCACAGCCGCAGCGGTAGGTGTCACGATCGGTCCCGTAGTCACCACGGGCCGTCCACCAGTAATAGTCACCGATGCGCCAGCCGGGGAAACTATGTTGTTCTGGGACTGAACAATCGATGGGGTACCGCCGGTAATCGTCAATCCGGCAGCTGTTGGGGCAACGACGGTGCCCACCCTGATGCCTGGCTGCCCGCCGGTAATCGTGAGCTGGGCTGGAGTGGGTTGGATTGGCGGGCCGTCCACACTTGGTCGCCCGCCGGTCACGGTTATGACTGCCGGAGTTGGGGAGATATGGTTGTCTTGCGTTGCAGTGACCTGTGGGCGCCCGCCAGTGAGCGTGAGTGTTGCGCCCGTAGTCTCGATGAATGTTTCGGCCCACCAGCCGGTTACACCAGCCATAGCTAGATGCGGAAGATCCGACTAGCCCCGTTGTCCCAGGTGACGGTGATGTTGGTGCCATCGGGGATGGTTGGCAACCCGGATGCTGTGTCGTATAACGCGACAAGCTGCGATGTCCCCGCGGTTCCGGTGTCTTGGTAGATGATCCAGCGCACGATCGTTGCACCCGTGACGGTCGGGAATACCACATCAGCAGCGTCAGCGACACCAGCAGTCCACGACTTGCTGGACAGGTTGGAGGATGTGCACACAATCCCCGTGAGGTCCGAAAGGTACTGGTGGGTTGCGATATTAGGGGTGTAGGTGGCGTCCACCCCGCAGACTTTGAAGTTGTGTACTTCCCAATCGAGGTCGCCCTTAAGGAATGCTTCTCGGGCGTGATCGAACAAAGCGTTGACCATAAGGTTCTCCCTATTCCGCGTTGGAGACGATGGGGATCGCGATACCGATCCATGGGGCGGCAGCTGTGAGGGTTTGGGTGAACGTCACCGAACCCCCTGGTGCATCACCGAATATCAGTCCCGCACCGAACGCGACGGCATCCAAATGTCCACGCTCGGTTTGGTTGTAGGCGCTGGTCTGACCCCCGTACAGGAAGGCGTTGACGATCCTGCCGTGGCTATTGGTGGAGGCACTGACTGATGGGGATGCGCTGTAGCCCTGAGTGATTACGGGTGTTTCAATCCCTGCAGGTGCGGCGAGTTTGTAGGATGCCGCACCGGTTGCGTAGTTCGACCCATATGGTGTGCCGATCAGGTTGATCGACCTTGCCCCAGTGGGGGGATCGAGTAGCCACCACACCACCAGCCGGTTAGATCCATTGGAGATAACCGGCAGTTTGTTCATGGTGACGCCACCGATTTTCGCCGTCACCCCGGACATGTCTATGCCGGATTGCGTTGCCATATAGGCGAACACAATGTTCGCTTCGGGGTCCAGCGTGAATTCCGGGATCGTCGCCTGGCTTGTGCCCACGGTGCTCTTGTTGTCGAACTTGACATCGATACTTCCGACGATCGGTTTACCGACCGAAGCTTTCGACGGGATACCGAACACTCGATTCGCCTGATAATCAGGGACGGTCAGAGAATCCGGGTACAGGTACTTGCCGATTTTGAACATCATCGACACCTCAACCTCAACGGTCGGGGTCTGGGCGTTCTCACACATCGCGAACAACGTGCCGTTCGGCAGGTAGTAGACCGAGACTTCGTAGCCGCGCCACGACCCACCGTGGCCGCGCCACTGTCCGAGCTCGAACATGCCGTGCCCGTACCCGAAATAGGTCAGCTGATCATCATTGCCCCATGGCACGGGCCAGTAGCATTTAGTTCTCAGCTCATGCAGTTCAGGGCTCAGTAGAGTTCCGTCACGTAATTCCTTGGCCCACAGCAGCAGATCGTGGGCGGTGGAAATCATGACACCGGCAGCGCTCGCATATCCCGGCCCGGTTTCAGTGGCGTCCTGCCAGGCTCCACCACCGAAAATACCGGTGGCCCAGGCATGCCCATTCGCATACGGCTCGGGCATCTTCGCGGTGGTAGGCCAACTGGTTTGCGTCAAACCCAACGGATCCAGAATGTCCGTCTGTAGCACATCACGTGTGGGTCGGCCATTGACGATCGAAACAATCATCCCCAGCAGGAAGTAGTTCGAGTTGACGTACGCCCAACCTTGGCCCGGTTCAAAGGACGGTTCGTGCTGTTTGACGATCGCGAGTGTTTCTTCGTCCGTCCAGTCAGAGGTCGGCATCAGGAAGTAGCGCATCATCATGCCGAGGTCGGTTTGTTCGTTGAACAGACCCGACCGCAGACACATCATGTGCCGGACCGTTATCTTGGTGCCGCCCGGGACGCCGGGAAGGAACTTCTCCAGCGGGTCATCCAACGACAACAAGCCACGATCAACCGCCTGCAAGATCATGGTGGCCGTGAATGACTTGGTGCAGGAGCCGATACGGAAGTGGTCCTCTAGGATCACGTTCCGTGCCCCCGCGGCGGTGGAGACCTTGCCGTAAGCCTTCGTGTAGTACCCATCTGGGGACTGGATGGCCAACACCCCGCCTGGTGCGGTCATGTTCGCGGCCACGATCGCGTCGATAGCGGCCTGATCCTCCAGCGGAAGCAGCGACAACCCACCCGAGACAGTGGGTGTGCCCAGCGAGGCAGTGGATTCGATGCTAGGAACCAAGACTTGTCCGGGGCCGCCGATGACCGACTCCCCGTCAAGCGGGTTCTGCCGGAACCGCACCCAGCCGGCGCCGTCGGCGCCGTTACCGCCGAACTGGAACGTCAGCCCGTTGCCGCCGTTACCGCCACCGCCCGGGGATACGCCGTCGCGGCCTGGGACCTTTTGGTCCGCGCCACCGACATGGTTCTCGCCCTTGTACTCGAAATTCCCAGGTCCTCGACCGATCGGGTTGGCGCCAAGCTGTAGTTCGGTACCACCCACCCCGGGCTCGGCGGTGATGCTGTAGTCGGGGATGGACCAGATACTCGCGGTGCCGTCGGCGCCATCGCCTTGCCCGCCGAGCCCGCCGACACCTTTGGTGAACGTCAGCACCGCGTCGTCAGCGAAATGCACTCCCCGCTGCCACGTCGTGGATTTATAGAGACCAGGCGAACCGGATTCACCATGGAAGCCGAGGGTCAAGCCTTGTTGCGCTCCACCGGCCCCACCAACAGCGGTGACATCAACGAAATTCGCCCACGACGGGATCGGGATCGTGCCTGAATCCACCACGTAGACGGAGATGGGGTCGTAGTAGCCCACACCGTTTCCGGTGTCGATGGCTGTTTCAATCCACGGGATGTTCCCGGACCGGACAACACTGGATTTGGCAATGGTCGAGGGGGGTGTGTTCGGTGACGACGAGTTGTCCCGTGTCGCGGCCAAGCCAACAACCTGCGCGAACGGGTGATCAGGAATATCGTCCGTCGTCGAGATGCCGCGGACACTGTGGGTTCCGCCGACGGGGACGAGTTCGTAGGCGTAGGTTTCCCCCGCCTTCTGATCAACTGGGGTGTCGAGCTGGTAGAACGTCCAGTTCGGTGTAGTACCGGCGGTCAGCTCGGACAGGATGTTCGGGGAGTGATGCACCAAAGCCCAGTCACCGGAAACCCCGTCAAGTTTCCAGATGTTGACGTAGAACGCTGTGATGCCGCTGGTCCCGCAGCCAAGCCACGACACCACCCCCAGGGCGATGTCTTGCTCCACCCGCATTGTCGCGATCAGCGACGCACTCTGAGTAGCGGAAAGAGTCGTGTTGACGCTGGTCAGGCCGTAGTTCGACCGCCCCGACGGCAATAGACCCGTGTTGACGGGGGTGTTGTCGCGGCGAGAGAGGATCTGGAAGGCGCTCTCCCCCATCGCCGCCGCCGTCTGCAAAAGCTTGGCGACGTTGAACAGGTCCGCGAACCCACCATTAGAATTTGGGTCGGTTGAGCCCTGCATTCCCCCGAGAAGATGAGAAAGGAACTCCTCGAACGTTGTGTTCGCATCCCCAGGGCCACCGAATCCGAGGATCTTGAACAACGGGATATGGGTGACAGCCTCGAACAGATCTTCCAGAGTGTGGAACGCGTTGTTAGAGCCCGTGATCCCGTTGACTACGGTGTCAATGATCAACTGCCACCGCGACAGCACTTCCTGGAACGTGTTCGACAACCCGTCGATCCAGCCCTGCTGAATCTTGTTGGTCTTCTTACCGACACCGTCATCAAAGTTGAAGACACCCGAGGTGGCATCCTTGCCGACCAGGATGCGCACACGCACCGCATGCACACCGTCGGGAACCGAGTAGTTCCCGACCATTTGACGCCAATCCCCCGTTGACGTGTTCGGGTTCAGCGTCGCAACGTCCTCAACACCAACCTGCACAGCGCTATCCCCGCGACCGGAGAACTCGACCATCTGCAACTTGATCGGCGAATTAGTACCCGTGTACCCGGACCACTTAACCCACATCTCCAGCGACATGGTTTGGCCAGGGTTAGCAAGGATCTCGTTGGACCGCAAAGCTTTCGTGACACCGTTCGCGGTGACCTTCACGCTGCCCGAACTGTCAGCGCTATGCGTGACACCGGACTCCCACGTCCAGTACGGGTTGTCGGCGATGCTGGCGCCGTCCTGGAAGTTACCCGCCACCAACAGGTTGGGCTGCTCATCGGTGATCCAGCTGAACGACAACGCCGGGATCAGGTTCGACAGAATGAATCCGTCACGCCCGAACAGGTTTCCGTTCAGGAAGTCCTTGATTATCTCGATGATGTCGCCGATGATCGGGATGTCATCTACCCAGCCGGTGAGTAGATTCCACAGATCCTCGAGCGCCTGCTCCGGGTCAACATCCAAGCCCAGGAGCTTCTGAATGAGTTCCTTGATCAGGCTTTCGGCGTACTCGATGATTCCATCGATGATTGCCTTCCACATTTCCAGCCCTTGCTGGAAAGCGGTGCCGATATGGAACTCGAGCCCCTGGTTAGGGTCGTTGAACGGCAGCGGGATTCGGTCGAAAGACCGTGGCACTAGGAGCCGTCCTCAGGCTTCAACGGAGAGACGGGGACGATGAGGATTGAGAGCTGCGCACCCGCTTTGTTGAAGGAGTAGAAGCCTGCCATGCCCTCGTTGACGAGGTTCACGTACAAAGTTGACGTTGTACCGGTGCTGTAGGCCGGGATCATGCCGATCCCGTTGTCTGGGGTGATAGCGGTGTTCGGGGAGCCCGTGGATGAGGCATGCGGGAACAGGGCGGACCAGGAGGACATGTTGCCGGCGCCCTTGGCGATCAGCTGGCCGCTTGTGGCGTTACCGATGCGGACCTCGGAGCCGATAATGAATGGGTCGGCGTCGAGTTCGATGCCGTTGGCCTTGAAATGCCCGTGCACTACGGGGACGTAGTCGAACGGCATCGGTGGGATGATGAATGAGCCGATCGTCTGCCGTGTGGCTAGACCCGTGAAGTCGGTGAACGCAGACTCGGGGACGGTGTAGAAACGTGTCGCCAAGGGGTTGAAGTCGGCTGGCGCGTAGTCGACGCCGTTCCAAGCAATGACCTGTCCTGCGGCGGGCGCGACCGAGTCGTCATAGTCGGTTGCGTCTCGGATGGTGGCGTTATCGCCTTGCGGACCACGCGGTGCTTTGAGCTTCAGGAGCCATGTCGGGTTGGCGGAGGTGCCCGAAACGATGATCTCTGAGGTCAAACTGGGGTTGTCTGGGTCCAGTAGTTGGACCGTGGGAGTGATGTTCGGCAGCGGTCCCGGGGGGCCTTGTGTGCCCATCTGCTTCTGGACGTAGTGTTCGCCGTCCCACAGGTAGACGATGTTGCCTACCCACCAGGCTTTTCCGATATCAATCGGATCGTCGGTGAGGTTTTGGGGAAGATCGGCGGGGTCGTCGATGCTGGACTGATACTGCATCTTGACGATGGGGGCATTCTCACCAGCAGGACCAGGAGGGCCGACGAGGGCGTCCATGGTGACTGCGCCGTCTTGGTCGGCAAGCTCAAATGTGCCTGTGACACCGCCAGGCACGTCCATGTCGGAGACGACACCCCAGAAGTGCAGGCGCGCAAGGATCGACCCAAGGTAGGGGGTATCGCCCGGTTCAGCCATTCTCGATTCCCTTCACGAAGTCATCCCCGATGGGTCGCTCATCTTTGATGGCGATGTTCGGAGTCACCCGCCATGCCGGTTCGGCCATTTCGGGTAGGTCGTCATCTGCGTCTTGGTTGCCGTTGAGTCGCTGTATCGCTTTGCGTTTCAGCCACTCTGGTAGGGCGTTGATCTGTGCGAACGTCATGTTCTCGACGCCCTCTAGGGGGTCGTCGGGTGCGTCGATAGGGACCCATTCGATGGCGCCTTCGACTACTCCGGGTGCCTCGACGGCCCGTGGTTTGATGAGGGGTTGCGCCGAGCGCCGCCACCCGCACCTGATCATGTGGTAACCCACAAGCCACACGAAATGCGCCGAGTCCATGCGGTTTCCGTCTTTGTCCTGCGGGTAGTGGCAGTCCGTCAGAAAGTCCTGATAGGCGCTTTCCATCTCCGCTTTCTGCGCGTCCTGGGCCTTCTGCTTCTCCGCATAGGCTTGTAGGGCACGCGGAACGTACTTATCTGCAGCCAATTTCGTTCCTTTGCTCAGAACATTGAGTCGGAACCGAAGAAGGTTCCGGCGAGGTTCCAGAAGCCCGCGAGTGTTCGCATCGCCTTGGCTACCGGGTCTTCTTCGTCCAAGTCCTGGCCGAGCGATAGTTCAACCAGTAGTGGCGAGTCAGCGTCGTATGAGCGGCGGATCGCCGACACTTGGTCGACGTGCAGGACGCTTCCCAACTGGAACGCGACCCTGTCACCGAGCGTGAAATGCTCATCGGCTATCCAAGGCATGCCGTTTCGGATACTTGTCTTGAAGCTGACGAACGCCCTTGTCTTCCAATGCCCGTTGCGCAGATCCAGGATTCCCGCTGACGTGTAGGCGGTCCCTTGGCCTTGCTCGAAATGCTCCAGAAACCCCAGGTCGCCCATGAGCAGGACGCGGCGCGGATCGGTGAATCGTTGCCATGCGAACAGCGTGTTATCCAGCTGCCCTTGGTATAGCTCCTCCAAACCGGGGGTTCCGGGCTGCTGGTAAGCGCCCAAACCGTAAGAGATGACAGCTGATAGCTGGGACAGCCCGTACTTGATGCCGAATGTTTGGAGTTGATTCAGCCATGCCGGTGACCGGGAGCCCGTCATCACAGTCTTTGCTGTCGATCCCTTCATGGACCGCTTAGCGTCGATGATCCCGGTGTATTCCCCCTCGCGGAAAACAACCTTGGGCTTAGCGGGGGCGAACCCCAGCCATTTCCTGATCAGTGGATCGGTTTTGCCGTCGCCGTCTTCGTCGTACATGCCGGGCGGGACGATGACGTTGGTGATCAGGTCGTCTGCGGTCTCCGCGATGAGCCGCAGCGGGCCGTCAATCAAGGTCCCCGTGGGTCCAGTAACCCCGGACTTGTCTTCGAATGCGAAGACAACGCAGTTTCGTGTTGGGCGTGCCAGCGCATCCCCGAGTGCCTCCAGTTCTGGGTGCGGCGAGGTGTCATCTTCGGTCAGCCAGGTGTAGGCGCGCAGCATGCAGCCGGCGTCCTGCATCGGCGCAGCCAAAACGGTGTGCAGGTCTTGCCACCGGGACGACAGGATTGTGGTACGAGACTGATCGAACAGTGGGTTGACGAATTGGACCTGGATAGGCCACGCCAACGGGTTCAGGCCGCCGATGACGTCCCGAACCCCCAGCCAGGCGCCAGGGTTGAAGATGTTCGTGGGGATACTCAGTAGCGGGAAGAACTGCCGAGCGAGGTTCAGGAACATGATGATGGAGCCGGCGGTGCGCATGTTCCAGGGAAGGAAGAACATCTTCGGAAATTGGATTTCCGGCGGGAGTAGAGGATTGGCGCCACCGAGGATGTGTTTGGCGTGTTCCCGGTTGTGCACCATTTCGAGTTCGACGGTGTGTAGGCCGTCTTTGTCGCGGACGGCGTTGACGTTCACGATCTTTCCGCCCCAACGGTTCTGCCAGGAACGGTTGGTGGGGTTTGGATCTAGCGTGAATTGGATATCTTCTTCAGCGCGGCGGTCGTAGAGCAGGAATTTGGACAGCCAGTTGGAGTGCTTGATGACGACGGTGGCGGTACCGGAGTCCGCCATGACTTCCTCGACAACGACTGACTTTTCGCCAGCCAAGTCGGCGATGTAGCGATGGTGCTTGTCCCAGATCCGCAGCAAAGGCCGCTGTTTGTAGGCGTCCTTCATTGCCTGCCGGCGCGCGTTGAGGTAGCGGTATGCCACCATCGGGTCGCCGAGGTCTGGGGTGGTCTGCGTCTCGCGGAGCAGCCGGTCCAGGATTCCTTGCAGGCTTGTGAAGTCGGTCAGATCAATCGACCAATCACCTGACACTGCTACGCGAAGCCCTTTGAATAGCGTTGGGGAACAAACATGGTGACCCGCCCGTCAGCGTTGGAGTGGCGCACCTTGACCGCCGCGAGCGTGCGGGGCGGGATCTTGGATGCTTCGGTGAATCGGTCCTCCATACGCCTCCACATCGGCAGGGTGATGGAAAGCAGGTCATGTAGAAGGACATCTAGGAGTTGAGAGTTACGCTGGATCCGCATGAACAGCGGGTCCACTGGATCTGTTGTTGCGGTGAGTGTTTGCGCGTTTGGGTCGGTATCTACCATCACGTAGCCGTCTTGCGGGCTCAGTAGCGGCAGCTCAACCCACCGGTCCCCTTCCTGGATCCAGCACTTGCCAGGTGAGGACACGAGGAATTTCGGATAGACAGCGATATCCCCCCGGTTAGGGACCCGAATGGCCCCTTCGCCCACATCCAGCCCGGGGATGAATTCGTTGAGCAGGTCCTCGATCTTGTCCCACAGGGTGGAGGTGTCGATATCGTTCTGCCACGTCTTGAACTCGGTTCGCTTGGCGAAGTAGGGCTGTGTGGCAACGATGCTCATGTTCCATGTCATGAAGTTGTTGCCAAATGCCACGGGATCGAGTTCCCATGCGTCTTTGGGCTCTTCGGCTAGGCGGACTCGAAGCCACCGCCATCCATGGGTGCGGGTGAAGACTCCCAGGTATCCGTCTTCGGTGGCCGACCATGAACCCCACCAGCGCTCTTCGATCATCCGATACCGGAATGGGGTGTCGATGAGCTTGCCGTTGTTATCCCAGGGGGCAATGTCCGGATTCACATGGACAGCCAGGGAGATCATGCGTTTTTTCCAGTCGGTGCGTTCTGGTTCGGCGCCGATCTGGTAAGGCCCTTCGGACATTAGGGTTTCGAATGGTGTGTGGAAGAGCCCCACCGCTGTCGGCGCCATTACGACGCCCTCTTTGCCGTGATGAGATCCCAGCAGATTCCAGGTGAATCGCTTCTTGTGAATCGGGTGGACCACGCCGACGTAGACGATCTTCGTCTCCACACCCTGCAGGTGTGGTGGCAGATTGTTAAAGTCCTCGCCGGTTTCGGGACCGTGGATCCACGGGTTAGAAAGTGCCATCAGCGTGGTCCTGGCATTGTGCCCGTGCTATTGCTCCGGCGGTACTGTTGCAGTTGGGCTGCATTGTTTTTGGCAATAGCGGCATCCGTGTTAGTTGCGTTGACCGTGACTGATTGATCAACCGTCGGCGCGTTTCCGCTCGGGTTCGGGCCTGGGCTGCCTTGAGAGAAGGCCGCTCCCATGTCGCCGTATCCGGTTCCGGGGAGTTGTGCGCCGGGATTGACGGGGTTGATATCGCCTGGGGCGCCCTGAAGCTGCTTAGCCTCCATGCTGCCGAACGGCGCTGGGATGACGGTCTTTATCGCGTCGACAATCCCGCCACCAGATCCAGACATGGCAGATCCGGCGATGTTCGCGAACAGCGCTCCACCCTCGCCGAGGAGGGGTGAGCCGTCGGAGTTGTTGCGCAGGCCGCCAAAGAACTTCAGGAGCGTGGAGCCGGCCTGGACTAATCCCCACTGGGTTGGGTCAGAGAATCCGGGGGGCAAAAGAGATTCCTTGAGCCCGCCGATTCCGATGTCAGCGAGGCCGCCGAAGTCCGGCAAGATCTCGGAGATTCCCTCCATGATCTTGGCGTACGGGTTGTTGCCGCCTCCGAAGCCGCCACTGGAGCCACCGAGGTCTAGGGCCGCTCGGTCATCCTTGGCCTGCTGAAGATCCCGCTTGAGCTTGTCGACCATGTCGCGTTTACGCTGCTTGGTCGTTTCTTTCGCCTTAGGATTGGACTCGAGGTCGGCTAGCTCCTGCTCGGTCACGTCCAGGCGGTTGGATAGATCATTGATACGGTCGTCGGCTTCGCGGACCTGCTTCGGGCTGGCACCCGAGGATCCCGCAGATCCCGATGATGAGCCCCCGAATCCCAAAGCGGATACCGAACCACCACCCGAGGGAAGGGAGATGCTGCTTGTCGGGAGCCCCACAGCTGCGGCGCCAGCACCGCGGCCCTTGCCTAGCATCACGTGCACGTGATCCATGTGGTTCTGGGTGCTGCTACCCCGGTCGGGCATCTGCTTACCGGAGGTCAGCGAGCCGCCATATCCGTAGCTCTGCTGACGCCAAATGAATCCGTCAAGCCCCAGCGCTGACGCGTTCTTGGCAATGAACGCCGCGACCGCGTCACCCAACGCCTTGCCTTGGGGCGTATCCCAGCCGGGGATCATGATGTCGATGGCGTTGCCGGAGGAGTGCTCGCCATATCCGTCTTCCGCACGCCGGCCATAAATGTTCTTGATCTGCGGCCACATCTTCATGACCAGTGACCGCAGATAGTCAGCCCCAGGGTTGAGGCCCTGTGCGTATCCGGGGGCACGCATCATGTCGTGCAGGTATGCAGCAGATGGCACCCAACCTGAGTTGAGGGCAGCGACGATGCCCGCGCCGCCGTTCTTCATTCCCTTGGCAGTGACAACACCCTCGCCGTTAGACAGCCACGCCAGAATGGAGTCGCTTGTGCCCGTGCCAGCGCCGCGGACCATGCCACCTGCAGCGAAGCCCTGTAGGGACTTACCCCACGAGTTGAGTTTGTCCGCGCCCGGGACCTGGAATCCGAACACCTCAGAAGGAATGGAAGCCAGGAACGTTCCCAACACCTTAAGGGGTGCCTTAATGACCGCTGCGAGACCCGAGAATGCGGAGGTGACAGCGTCTTTGATCGCGCTTGAAGCGCCAGAGATGCCGGACTTGAGCGCATCCCATCCTGCGGAGAACTTATCGAGAATGGGTGACACGAAGTTCCAGGCCGCGCTGATCGCGGTCTTGATGCCTTCCCAGGCAGGGGAAATCGCGTTGTTCCACAGCCACAGGGCGCCCTGACCCAAAAGGTCCATTGCGCGCTTCCAGTTGTCGAACAGGTCGGAGGCTACTTCCCACGCGAGGCCGATAACTTCTTTGATGCCGTTCCAGGCGGGTGTGATGGCGTTGTTCCACAGCCATGTTGCTGCGGCACCAATGACCGTGAATGCAGCCTTCAGGCCCGGGAATACGGTGGTGGATAACCATCCCCAGACCGCGCCGATAACGTTCTTGATGGCAGCCCAGGTGACCTGAACTATCTTGCGGAAAGTCTCATTCCGGTTGTATAGCAGGACAATTCCAGCCACCAAACCGGCGATCGCGGCGATAATCAGGCCGATCGGGTTCGCTGTGAGTGCAATATTCAACAGCGCCTGCACAGCAGCCCACGCCTTGGTGGCAATTGTGATGGCCAGCATCACTGTCTTGTATGCGGCCAGACCCGCCACCAGGGGGATGAGGAAGTCCTTGAAACGGACGATGAGGTTGACCGCATCGGATAGTCCGCTCACCAACGACGGGCCGACAGCCGACAGCACGTTTCCGAACGCAGTTCCGATGGTGGACAGCGCAGCTCCGATATTCCCCGCGGCTTGGCTCACGGCAGGGTTCTCGAAAGCGTCCTGCATCTTGTTCGTGAAGCCGGTCAGTCCATCGCCGATGCTCGACAACGGGCCTTGGATCTTCTCAAACAATGTGATGGCCAGGGTTTCCGCAGCGTTCTTCAGCCGCTCAATGACACCCGGTAGGCCCTGGTTTTGCGCAGCCGCCAGCTTCGAGGCTGAACCTTCCTGGTTCATGGCGTCGCGCATCTTGTCGAATCCTGCTGCGCCGTCCTTGGCTGCCACACCTGCCAGGCGTGCGGCATCCGATCCGAATGCGAGGGCGGTGTCCATCGCGTACATTTCGGGCGTCATACGCTTGGACGCGGCCTGCAACTGACCGAACAGCGCCTCCATGCCAACGAAATTGCCCTGCGCATCGAAAGCGCTCACGCCAAGCTCTTGCAGCGCCCCCGAGGCTTGGTCACTCGGGGCAGAGAGCTTCAAAAGCGCCGACTTCAGCAGGGTTCCAGCGTCACTACCTTTAATTCCGTTGTTAGCCAACAGTGCGATACTCGCCGCAGTGTCCTCGAGGGACACCCCCGTCTGTCGTGCGACAGAACCGCCAGCCTGAAGAGCGAACGCGACATCGGTTATCTCTGCCGATGATGCATTAGCGGCATTGGACAGCACATCGGCAGCTTTAGAGGCGTAGTCAGCCTTCAATCCGAATGCCTGTAGCGCATTGGCTTGGATCTCGGCAGCTTGTCCGGCACTCACCTGCGCGGCGGCGGCTAGTTGCAGGGTGCCCTTGGCTGCGGTTATCGACTCATCCACCGAGAAACCGGCTTTGGCAAGCTCCGTCATGGCCTGCGCCGCATCGGCAGCCGAGGTGTTCGACAACGTCATGTCGTTACCGAGAGCCTTGGCGGTGTCACGGAACCGCTGCATCACGTCTGCCGAAGCACCTGTGACACCAGAGAGGGTGTTCATGGTCTTCTCGAAGTCCAAACCCTTGGTGACGATCGCCGAAACACCGCTTGTGGCCAGGTTGGCGGCCTTTGTCATCGCATTGGCGGCCAGGTTTCCTACCGCGGTACCTGCGGCAACAATCCCGGTTGTGCGTAGAGCACTGGAGAACGAGTCGCCAAACCAGCGGCCCGCACGCCCGCCTTCACGTCCTGCGGCGTCAGATGAGCCAGAGAGGAGCCTGGATACCTGGTTACGTATCGGCTTGGACGACTTGTCGATCGCAGACTGCGCGTCGGAGGCGCGCTTCTGGGCACGTGCTACAGCATCCAAGTCCTTGGCGAGTTCACTAGCCGCAGACTGCTGCCTACGCAGCGCCGACGCATGCGCCTCGGACAAGGCGGTGAGCTTCGAGCCCTTGGTTCCCGCCTCACGCGCCTCATTCAGCTTCTCAAGGGCCACCTTGAGCTTGCCCGCGGCGTCAGCTTCTTTGTCGCGAGACTTGGCGACCGTTTCGGAGATCTTTTTAACCTGATCCGCAGCGGTTTTCGCCTCGTCGGCAAGAGCTTTAGCGTAAGCGGAGCCGGTCCTTTTTCCCGCGCCGATTGCCTGCTTCTGGACGTTGTCGAAGAGCTTGCTGATGCCCTTATTGACCCCATCGAACCTGACGGTGGCAGACACATACCCCGATGAGAGTTCAACAGCCATGTGTCACCTCCTAATTTCCGAACAGGTTTCGCAGTTTCTTCTCGCGCCGCTCTTCGCCCGAAAGGCCAAGTAGCTCTTTGACCTTCGACAGGGGTGCGGCTTTGACTTTCAGGCCGGGGCGTGACTGCTGATCGCCCATATCCGGGCCGATTGGCACCGGACGGTTCCGGTTACGGTGTCCGTCCTTGGTTTTCGCCCACACCAGCCAGCGCAGCGCGTTGGCGATAATCGCCAGAAGGCGGGTAGTGAGAGTCCAGCCCGCATACTTCGGGTTCCTGGACTTCCACAGGGCGCTTGTCTCTTCCGGGTGGTTGACATACACCCACAGGTCGCGCCAGTTGAATTCGTCAGACGGGCAATCTCTTAGGCGTAGTCCGTCTTTGATGAGGTCGTATTCTAGTGCGGTGCCATGCTTCTCGATGAGGTCGAGAAGCGCGACTATTCCCCCACTGTGACCTGTCCGGCCTCCTGCCAGGCGGTGAACAGGTCCTCCACCTCAGTTAGGGGCAGCTCGTCGAACACCGCGAGATCTGCTTCCGAGACGGCGCCCCACTCGATGATTTCCCACATACCCTGTTCAGGATTCTTGCGGTTCCGTCGAATGACACCAGATGGAACGGACCCGAAGGGTTTGAGGTTGATCTTCTTTTCGACGCCTTCGATTTCCACAGTGTGGACGTAGGGTGTCGCGTTTTTTGCAGCCATGAGCGCCCCTTTCAGGGATTTGTGTGCAGCCGTAGCGCTTGGAGAGCGGCGGGGCCGCGCTCGGCTGCAGGGGAATTCGGCCCCGCCGCGTCTATTAAGAGCCCGCAATCCGTCCGTCGTCGGTGTACGTGGTCACGTACTCGCCGGTGGACGACTCGAAGACCTTGAGCTCAACTTCGTATTCGATGGTGTCCTTGCTGGCCAAGGTCACATCACCAACGGAGATGACCTGTCCGTCGGCGACGCAGTTGCGGTACTTCGCGGACAGCTCCGAGTCGATGGTGTCGAACACCCACGTCTGGTGCGGCAGCTTCCTGCTGGTCTTGCGGACCTTCACCTGGGTGCCGTGAGTACCGTCAGCGGGGGTAACGGTGACATTTGAAGCACCGTAGATCGCCTTCAGGACATCGGCATTCAGCGATTCCAGGAGCACGAACTTGAACGAGTGGTTGTACTCGGTCTGCAGCACCTTGACGATGCGGCCACCCATGTCTTTCTTCTCATCGGTGGACCGCTCCGAGGTTTCAGTGATACCGTCCTCGCCGACATACCCGAGACCGACGAACGCGGCGTCAAGTACTCCGTCGACACTGGTTGGGAGGGTAGTTCCTAGCGGGGCGACGAACGCGGCCCCGGCGGCGGACGGCTCTGCGGCGAAAACGTTGCCGACTTCTTCAGCCATGATGTGCCCCTTTCAGAAGCAGATCGGTGCAGCCGAGCCTTTGAAAGGGTGTATTTAGTTGTAAATTCAGGGATTTGAACGCATTACTACATCGACGGTCATCACGAACCGTCGCGTTTCGCTTTCGATGTCATCGCGGCGAGCGGGCTCACCAGCGATGTCTACCGCGTGGACTCCGCGGCCTTTACCGGGGAGTTTGAGGAGCCATTCACGCGTCTGCTCGATCAGGTTGTAGGCGTCCAGTTCGTTGGCGCCCCATGAGTAGATGATCAGTCGGCGCCGTGTCAGCACGCGGGCTTTGGTTCCCGAATATCCACTAGATATTGGCGCCGAATCGATCGTGATCAGCTGCGCTGGGCGCGTTTTCGGAACGTCAGTGGATACCCGAACCGGCATGTTTTCGTCCAGCCAGTCCCTGACTACCTGTGCGTGGTAGGCGAACATCAGCCAGCCTCGCCGAAGTTGTGTAGCAGTGCGTCGTGCTTGTGGTCGTACCGGATGGCCTCTGCCGTTGCGGCGATAGCTGTTGCCCGGTAGTCGCGCTTATCCAAAGGATCATCGCCTTCTACCGAGACGCGGAAACCGTCTTCCAGTCCCGCTTCTTGGTTGCAGGCGTCAGCGACCCGCTGCATCATGGGAACGCAGACCTTCTCGACGATTTCCTTCGTCAATTCGCTCTGCGCCTTACGATTCAGCCTGAACTGGGCCACTATCCGGTCACCCTTTTCAGCTCGACGATGATTCCTGGCTTCCAGCCGTGGAATCCGCCTGTTTCGTCGCGTTCACCCACCACCTCGTAGGTTTTCCCGTTGATCCCGAATCGGGACATCAGATCAACGGTCATGGGGGGCATGGCTAGATCGACTTCTGCGATATCGCGTGAGGTGTGCCCGTCCGTGTCTTCAGTACGGTGCGGGGCATACGAGTACGCCTTCAGGTCCACTGTGGGGCCGAATGAGGGAACATCGTTCCCTAGCGCATCCTGGGTGACACCCGTGTATGGGGTGTACGTGACCGGGATTCTGGCCAGTGATTCGAAGGTCACAGGCGGTGGATGATCACATTAGGGACGGGGTAGCGGTAGCTTCTCGCCTCCGCTAGTTCCTCGTCGGTGAACAAGGATGTGTCGGATACCCAGTCGGCAAGACGCTGCCGAAAATCCGCGCCCGCGGTGAGGTCGGTGGACTTCGATTCGGGTGAACCGGGTTCCACCGTGAGGTGGCGCGCGACGATAGCCGCTACCACATCTATTGCGGCCTGGGGCGGCTCATCTCGGGTGTATTCGACGACAAGGATCTCACCCGTGGCGACAGGGCACCCGTTGCGGGTGACATCTACGTAGTCGCCCTCGATGACACCTTCGAGCGTGTTCCCACAGAGGTCGGTGACCGTAACAGTGTCCCCAGACGGAGGGTCAGGTAGATGTACCCGGCCCTCCACCGTGAGTGCACGCACGGTCACCGCCCCTGCGGTCAGGGTTCGTCCGGCCTCCCGCTGAAACCTTCGAGACACCCTCTCCAGCAGACCCTCGACACGGGCCTGCTGGGAGGCGGTGAGCTCGTTCTCATCGTCCAGCCCTAGGGCGTGGGCGACGTCAGCGGGAGATGCCAGCACTAGCTGCCGGCCCGGTTGAAGACGAGTACGCCGGGGGCCTTGACGACCTTGCCGCCGTACACATGCAGGCCGCGGATGCGGTCGGCGAACTTGTCCTGTGCGCGCATGCCTTCGACCTCGTCAATCTGAGACACGAACGCTGCGGCACGCTGGTGGAAGAACACGGCCTGCGGCGAGTCAGACTCAGGCAGGTTGTTCGAGGTAACCACACGGAATCCGAGCAGCTTTCCAACAGTGGCGTTGCGCAGACCAGCGGTGTCGCCGGACGAATCGAAGCTGGTGAGCTTCGAATCAGCACCGACCAGCAAGGCTTCGAACTCGGCGTTCACAACCGCGACACGCAGATCGTCGTCAGGAACGTTGGCCTTGTTCATCAGCTTGCGGGCGTCCTTGACGACGTTGAACGCGCCATCTCCCGTGGTGGGGTTGGACGACCATGGCATGCCGGTGGCGTTGGCGACAAGCAGGTTGGCGATGAACTGGTCGGCGTCGGTGGCCAGCGAGTCACCGGCGGCGTCGGTGTACAGCGGCAGCAGGTTTTCGTTCGACTGCGCGTTGTCGATGTCGTCGACGTAGAAGTCGAAGTTCTTCTCCTGATCGATCAGGATGTCGATTCCGGTGTCGCTGATGGCGTCTGCCGACGTGGTGCGGCTAGCCGCCTTGTAGTCCTTGACCGCCGGGGCGACCACACCGGGGATGTGGATGGTGTTGCCCTTGCGGGCTTCACCTTCGTACTTGCGGTCAACGAGGGAGGCGAACACATTCTTGGCCATGTAGCGCTCAAGAATGTAGGACGACCAGATTTCGGGGATGAAATGGGTAACAGCCATCTGACTGGCTCCTTCCTATGCTTACTTCCCCATCAGCTCGTCGAGCTGCCCGCTCTCGCGGGCTTCTCGAATCGCCTTGGGGGACATGTTTTTGAGGTCATCATGGGTCAACTGCTTGGGACCGGTGACTTTCTTGTCTGAAGTAACCTCGGCTGCCGGCGCTGCGGCCGGTGCGGACTTCGACTTGATCGCTTCTTCGAGTCGAGCGTTGAAACGCACCTTCCACCGTTCGGCGGATTCGCGCATCTCTTCTTCGGTGCCGCCCTTGATGTCCTCAGGGTCAACTCCGGTGATTCTGGCGACCTCTGATCGCAACCGTTCGGTGCGTTCAGTGGTCAGTTCGGCTCGGATCTTGTCGATTTCGGCCCTGGGGTCGAACTCTTTCTTGTCTCCGCCGCTCTTCTCGATGAGCTCGCGCCACTTGGTGGCGTCGTCGTAGTTCTCCTTCGCGCGTTTTTCCCAGCGTCGTTCCTCAACGCGGGTGGCGCGAAGTCTGTCCAGCTCTTGCCGTTCCTCGGCGGTCAAACCATCGGTTTTGGCTTCGGATTTCGGCGCCTTGATGGCGTCTACGGTTCCTTCTGGTTCGCCCGGTTCCGTTACGGCTCCCGGCATGTCATTCGGGGTCACATCAGACATGTGAAATTCCTTTGCGTTTCGCATTGGTGGCGCCCGTACGGGCGAACCCCCTACTGGGGGAAGTCTTGTGGAGCAGGTGGCGCTACTTGTGGCGCCATCGCCGCTTCCTTGGCCCGATCCTTTTCATCTTGCGCAATCTGATCGGGTGAGTACTTGAGGATGTTCCGCGCAATAGAGCCCCACGACTCCCCTGCCGCCGATGCTTGTGCTGCGGCAGAGTACTTTTCGGACAGGGTCACGCGGGCTGGTGCCTCGAATGACACCTCTATGTTGCCGACGTTAGCGACACCTTCGGTCTCCAGTGCCTTAACGATGATGGCTTCCAGGCCGAGTTTTACTACCGCAAGACAGGCTTCACACTTGAAGATGAAGCCCTTCTCGGTGTTCATAGCGCCCTCTGCCGACTGATTCGCGCTGTCGGGCATCAACATTGGCAGCGGAGTTTTCGTGGCGGCTGAGAGCTGCCTGATGTCTTCTTTCGACGCGGCTAGCATGGGATTCACATCGGTTGTCTCGGACTCCCAAATGTCAACACCTGGTGGGAGATCCCACAGCGCTCCGGGGGCTGGTTCAAAGATGGCCGCATAGTCGATGGCGTTGCCTTTGTCATCGACCGCAGGTAGGGGCTTGTCGCCCTCCTTCTTTAGAGCGCGCTGACGGAACGCTTGCATCGCCATCGTCGACAAGCGCTGCAGAACGCCAGAATTGATGCGGTTGATGAGATCTATATGGGTTTCGAAAACCCCTGCTCCACCCGGGTTGGTGTACACAACCACAGGTGGGGCGCCGTCTGTCTCGATCGGGTTGGTTTCAGGCTCCCAACCGCCTGAGATTCTGGTCATGAGGCGCTTGGAGTTGATGTTCTGCACGTAGCAGGGGCGTGAGAACTTCTGGCGCGCACCGTTCACCCAGACAAACGCAAAGTCTTTCTCTTCGTCTATGTCGCGCCAGTAGCGGATCGCGGCACGTACTCGCCAAGGCTGCAGTGGATCTACTGCGGCGTACATGGTTTCGGGGGAATCGGCGGTGATTATCGCCTGGCCGTCATTTCCCTGCCAGCAAGTCAGGTACGAATCACGGAATGTCAACCCGTAGTCGAGCCACTGCCGCACAACGGCATCCATACGGTTATCGCGGTAGATGCGTTGTGCCTGCTTGGCGATTTCCGAGTCCGCAGACCCGTCTACCGTGATTCCGTTTGGCACGATGCGATCAGAAACAGAGTCTCGTATCAGCATGCCCCAGTTGGTGCGGGACATCTTCTGGAAGGCCTTCCAGGATGCTTTCGTGTTCTTCGACTGCTCCGGTAGCGGTGCGTCGCCGGACACATACCGGTCCAAGAGCCGGACTCGCGGCATGTTGTCGTCGATGCGCTTGGTCAGGATGGGGAGCCATTCTTCTGGTGTAGACGCCATGGGACTCCCTTCTGTCATTTAGTAGATGCGCCTCGGCACATAAGATTTCGGTCGCGGCTTAGCCCCGGATCGTCGAGCGTCCACGCATGCCGTCCATGACAGGACCGCGGACATTGCGGCGTCGAACTTGTCCTCGAGGCGCCCGTCTTGCTTCTGGAGGATCCACAGCGGAGCTCCCTGGTCGTCAAGGAGCTTCAACTCGTGCCGTCCAGCGTTTCCCATATGCTTAATCAGCGTGTCTTGCCAGGCGTTTTCGCCATAAGTGACGATCCCCGAGTCGATAGCTTCGACATACGCCCTGACCGCGGCAGCCATAGGCGTCTTTCGCTGCGTGAACCACTCGACAACTTGATCCGGGAACCGCGCCGCCCATGAAGCGACCGTTTCTGTCCAGTGCGGCGGGTCGCAGTAGAGGCGCCACACCTCATACCGGGACATCATGTCCGTGACTAGGTCGGTGACCTCGTCCTCTGGGACTTCCCAGTCCTCAGCGTTTTCGGGGCGCGCCCAGCAGCCTAGAAGCATCTGCCGTCCGGTCTCGATATCCGTGATGGTGAGTGCGGTGGCGTCACGGAATCTCGCGCCGTCGAACCCCGCAGTGACGAATGCGCCGTCCGGTATCGGACCCCATGGTTTGTCTTCATCCTGGAATCGGAGGGATTCGACTTTGAGCATGTCGAATGCCTGGTAGCCAGATTTGCGCCACCGATTCAGCCACACCCGTTCCCAATAGGCTTTGTCGATGCCCTTGCGGTCGTAGTCCTTTGCGATCCGCTCAAACTGGCCTACGCCCCACTCCCCTACGGGGCCAGTAGCGTCTGCGACGGCTGCGATCCGGTTCTCCACCGTAGATAGGTCGCGGTGCTCGTCGCCGGCCCATCGGCGGAAAAAGAACAGGCTAGGGTCGTCAACCTCACCCTTGTCGATAGCTTCCGCTTCGGCGAGAACATCCTCTTCGATGCTGTTCTGCCCCGGCTGCCCGGCGGTGGAGGTGTACAGCGTCCACGGATCCTCAAGGGGACGCTTCGGCATGTTCTGGAGCATCGTTTCGTGCGCGTCCCGCATCCGCTGCATGAACAGTCGGTGTGGTTCGTCGAAGTGCTGGAAGGTGGTTCGCGCACCATCTCGAGATCCGGGGGCGTTGGATACCGCGACGACAAAGCCGTCTTCGGTTCCGTTCCAGCCCTTTCTGATGATCTTCTCTTTAGTGATCACGAACAGTTCCGCGTCAGGCCCATTTTCGAGCACATACTTGAGCACGCCGTACGCGAGCTCTTCCACCTGCTCCTCGGTGACCGCCATCATCGGAATGACGGGCGACTCCACGGGCCGGCCGACCGGATTGCCGCTGGCGTCGAACCCGTCGCACCGAACCGGAGCCTCGGGGTGCAGCTCGCAACCCGATATCCAAGCGGCGAGCTCGGTTTTCGCCAGCCCCTTACGGACCTCGATAGCTCCGCGCTGAAACCTGCGCCGCCCCGCAAGCCGGTGCCCTTGCGGGTAGATCTCGTAGAGGCGGTAGATGATGCCGCGCTTCTCGTCATCGAGGCGTGCCGGCTGCCCCGATAGGGATCCGGGGCCGAACACCATCCGCTCTTCGATGAACTGGCAGACCTGCGGCCCCAAGGTTGGATAGGACAGGTCGAGCGGCGGAACAATCAGAACCGCCATGGCGGGACTATTGGACTAGCTTGAGCCGCGGATCGGAGTCGGGTTCTGGCATCGGGGCGGGGTTGGGGACGCCGCGGCGCTTCTGTCCCTTTGCCTTCGAATCCTCCGACTGCTCGATCTGCCATTCCAGCCGGCGCCGAGCCATCGGGTTAGTTCCGTAGTCGACATCGGCCTTCTCGAGCCGAACCTGAATCTCAGCCCGCTCTTTCGCTGTCTCCGCCAACCAAAAGTCGTTGTACAGCATCGCCACACGCAACAAACCGTTGATGTCCGACTCCGCATACTCGGGAGCCATCGGCGACGACCAAATATCAGCCCACCAACGCTTTGTCATCGAATGCCACGCGATCTCCGCAGGGAGCTCGGGCGCTTCAATGTCGTGATCGGCAGACAAAACAGCCCTGGTCGTCGTCTTATTGCGCCGAGCAACCAGACTCGGATCTTTCTTGGTGGGTCCAGGCATCATCAACCTCCCGTTTCGGGACTTGGACGCCCCGTTTCGGGGCCGGAAAAGCTGGGGAACCCGTACAGACCGAAAAGACGGCGTCTGGCCGATGTCCGGGCGTGGGGTGGGTGGGGGGTGGTCCCTAGGGGGTTATTGCCGGGCCGTGTTGGCTTCCTGTGCGGTTTTCCAGGCGTGGCAGGTGTGGCAGGTTGCTTGGCAGTTGATTGCGAAGTCTGTGCCGCCGAGGCTGACTGGTTTGATGTGGTCTACTTCGGTGGCTTGGGTGGTGCATCGTGGTCCGCGTATCTGGCATGTGTGGTTGTCGCGGTGTAGGACGTAGGCTCTGGTGCGTCTCCATGCGCTGGTTCCTGTGCGTCCTGCGGATGCGGTGCGTGGGCTGGAGGACCAGCCGCTTACCTTGTGTTGGGGGCAGCGGGTGTCGCCGTGCACTAGCTCTGTGCAGTCCTTGTGGGAGCAGACCTTAGGTGCGCGGGGCATGTCCGTCTCGGGACAGCTGCAGTCGTGCGCGCTTCTGCTGCTCCTCCACGGTGGTAACGCTGACCGGTCCGTTGAAGTTGACCGTGGTGTCCACACGCTGGCCTGTGCCGGGTTCTCCGTTGGGTATCCAGGCGTAGTCCCATTCACGGTAGGACGCGACGTTGGTTTCACCGTTGAAGATGTGCAGCACATTGGTGGGGCTGGACAGGTAGTGAGTGCCTGATGGGTGTACGTATTCCTTGCCTCGTGAGCAGACCAGGACGGGCATCAGCAGTACTCCAGCTCTGTTGTAGGTCCAGCCCATTGGGTGCGTGTGCCTGTGCGGTGGGCTTTGCGTGGGGCGTTGCGTGTGGGGCGCTTGGAGATCAAGGTGTCTGCGTCCTCGTGGTCTACAAGGCTTGGCCATGTGTATGCGATGCGGTGCTCTTGGTCTCTGGCCCATGTGGTGATCGCGTCATCGATAGGCATCTCGGGTAGAGCCTTGAGTAGGTCGGGTACCAGGTTGGTGCGGATGCAATACCCAACTGCGTGCAGAAGATGCTCCGATACCAGCCAGGGTGAATCAGTTTGGTCGGCCTTGGTTGTGGCGCGCTGGATGCCGCGCTGCCATAGACGTGGATAGTTGGTCCCCAGATACAGGGACACAATGTCGCAAGGAGCCGCGGTGAGCGCAGCCTCGAGCTGTGCACGGAAGTCGTCTACAGGTTGGGCGTCATCCTCGAGAACCACAACCCATTCGGTAGGGCTAGTGGATAGCCACTCAAGTACGTGGCGGTGGTTGCCGTTGCAGCCCTTAGATCCGTTGTCTAATGACAGGAACGCTGCGCCAGTAGCTTCCATCAGGTTGTGGGCCGCGGCGGACCGCTTGTTGTGGGCGACTATGCCGATTCGGTAGTCGGTCACAGGTTCCGGTTAGTCATTGCCCCAGCGGTGGGCACAGGACCGGCAGATTCGGGCTACGGCGAAGCCCTCATCGCATGGCGGCTTCGGTGCGCGCTGCACCGGGATCTCGCGGACCGTTCTACCGCCCCAGGTGACCACTTTCTCCGTGTCATGCGGTTCATATTCGTAATCAATGACGCAGCGCTCGTACTCATCCCACTCTTCGGGGGTGGCTAGGCGCGGTTCATCTAGCCAGTGGACCCCAATTTCTCCGCAGGATGGGCATTCGGCGACCGCGGTGAACGGCTCAGCAGTTTGCATGATCACAGTGGCAGGCGCTCAACCGAAGACAAGCGCAGCGTGGTGGCGCTTGTGGCGGCGGCGAACCGGAAGGGTTCGATGCGCTGATTGGTCTTGCGGTTGTAGACCACGTTCGTGAAGTCCACCCGATACGTCAGCTCGGGCAGCGGCCCGATCGCTTCGGTGTTGGCGAGCAGCTTCACGCCCGGTGTGGAATCGAGAGTCTTGAGGACGCCGTCTTCCTCGATGCGGCCGATGATCGGCTCCAAACGCACCGTGGTGGGGATATCGGAGATGGTGGCCAGCACTTCCTTTACCGACGGGGTGAAAGTGACGGTGCCGGAAATCATCTTCAGGTCCGGCTCATTACCGTCATCGGACCCGTCAGAGACGATGGCCTGATAGGTGTCGGCCACAGTGAAGTACACGAAGGCTGCCATTAACCGTTCTCCCTTCGCATCTCATCAGCGAGGTCTTCTAGACGCTTATGTTCATCGGCCATCGCTTGAGCGCGGTCACCGACAGGATCGAAAGGTGGAGTGCGCCACCCGCAGGAGCAGGCGCCGCCCTTGCGGGTCTTGCCGCCAGGGAGCATCTGCTCGAACGTTCCGACGATGTGGGAGTTCACCCACTCCAACAAGGTGTATTGGGTGCCATCAGGGCCGGCGATGAGGTGTTCGGCCATCACACACCCCCTGCGGTGAGTTCGCGGATACGTTCAGGTGTTGCCGCCTGCCGGTACAGCTGGTAGCGGGCCTTGTTGCGTTCAGTGGCGGCACGATCAGCGTCCGTCAAATGATCACCGCTGGCACCAGGTAGGTGGTACAGGTGATAACCCGGTCCGTCGATGAAGCGGGTTGGGCCGCAGCACACCTCAAACGCTCGGCACATCGCATCGTCGTCATACCAAGCACCCTCAAACGACTCGTCGTACTGGCCGATGAGTGAGAGTGATTCCCGGGAGACGACATTCACGGCACCGATCGACTGACGGTCGCCGCGGACCTGATGCGATACAGCTTGTTCGGGCTCTAACTCAAGGTCTCGGACGCGAACCGAGTCCTCGGGGGTAATGGCCATGAAGCGTGAGAACGGAACGACTAAACCTGGCGCCGACGAAGCCAGCGCGACCGCTTCCCGAATCTGGAGAGCGTTGACCAGCAGATCTGATTCGCAATAGACAAGCACGTCGGCGTCAACCATGTCGGCACCGCGGTTATATGCGGCGGATCGGTTGAACGACTCATAGCCCGAGCGGCCGTCATCAACAACATGGATGCGATACAGCCCCTCCATGCCCATCAGGACGCGTCGCAGATTCGCGGGCCTTAGAGGGTCCTTACCGCGGTCCCGGAACGGGATGATCACGGCGATGTTCACAGGTACTCCCCTGCGACCTTGGCGTAGCCTCGGCGCAGTAGGTCCCATGTCTCATCGGGGAGCTGCTGCGGTCCAAATGACAGGTGCGACACCACAAACCCTCTATGGATGACTCGGGGCTGCATGTTGGCTGCACCCTCGTCACCGATCTTGAAGCCTGGCGGCCAATCCCTACCGGCGATATGGGCGGGCGACGGTGTGTCCAGTAGGTCCGCGATGCGTTTGAGGGTGGGGTGGTCGAGTCCGATGCAGTTGATCGACAACCAATCCGTCGTCGGGATGACCTGATCGGGCTGACCAGTCACATCCCGCCAATTGGCGAGGAAATGCTCGTGAGACATGTGGGCGTAGTCGCCGGACATGTGCACATCCAACAAGGGGATGTTCAGGTTCTCGAAGCCGCGCCAGATCAGCGGCTCCAACCATGTTGAGGCGCCATTGTTCACGGTCAGCGCGGAGACAACACTTCCCCGGTTGTTGTCTATCGCCTCAAGGAATTCACCGAAACGAGCGGTCTCAAAGAACACGTCATCGTCGTCGACCTTGACGAACAAACAGTCCCGGTATTCGGGTTGGGCGTAGTGCCACCACACCTTGTTGAATCCAGTCCAGTGGCATCCGCCGTGGAAGTCGTTGCGGACGGTGATCCGCTCCCCCGTTATGGTTTGCAGATACTCCGCATCCTTGGGGTCGCGGGCGAGGTTCCATACGTGGTATTCGACGTTCGGATGCTCAGCTAGGATGCGTTTGATGTACGGGACCTGGAGCTCCATGTTGGCTTTGCGGCCCGCGAACACAAAGAGGATGACTCGCAACACAACTCCCTAGGTGATCCGAATCGCCCAAGCCTCATGCGAATGCCCCACCACACACCAGTTGATGCCGGTGCGGTCGGCGTACTCTTGCCAGGCTTTCATTTCATGGTCTTCGCAGCCGTCGTAGCTGTGCCATTCGTCAAAAACGACATAAGTTCCAGGCCTGAGCTGTAGGTGCTCCAAAGCTGTTGCCGTGGACGAGTAAAGGTCACAGTCGATATGCACCAAACCACACTCAGGGAACGTGAACCCTGGCAGGGTGTCGGCGTACCGGCCTATCACTAGGCGAGTGTTGTTGATGGCCGGTGGTTTATGCGCGAACGACCCCTTAGGGAAGCCTTCGCGCCAATCCTCGGGTAAACCGGTGAAGCTGTCGAACCCAATCACCGGCATGTGCTCGGCGATGATGCGGGTCGATTCGCCTTTACCTACACCGAACTCCAAAGCCACACCGGAAGGCCTCAAACCGACCACATGCCGCAGCAGCGAATAGTGCTCCACGGGCGGGAAGTATGGGCCTAACTGGTAGTCCTGGACACCTTCGCCTTCCCGGTAGGGAAAGTACGGCCATGTTGGGTGCTTGTGGCCCCAACGGTTTCCGTTCGCCTCGCACATCCGGGCACGCTCGGGAAGCGCAAACCGGGAAGAACCCGTTCGGTTTCCTTCGGCTTTGTCGCGGGAGTAGATCAAGTTGTGTGATCCGCGGACATCGGCGAACGGCCAGCGCGTCAACCCTGCGTCGTGGATTCTCTGCGACCAGTCGACGTGTTCGCCGCCGTGCGCCCCATATCCGATGTCCATGCCGCCCACCGTGTCGATCACTCGACGTTCGGCATATAGGAGAACTCCACGGGGGAATCCGATAGCGAAATGCTGCTCGTCCTGGTAGGTGACGCTGTGTCGGCCACCGCTGGGCCACTGGAACGACAAATGCGGTTCCGGAGACTCGACGTAGGGCTTCCACCACTCATCCGTCGTGGGCCACACATCATCGTCAGCCAGAAACAGGTGATCGCACCCCAAGTCCATGAGCTCGGCGATGCATCGGTTCTTCGCCACCGCAATACCCATGGGTTGTGGATGACGAACAACACTCACGCTAGGAACTCGATGCAGCGGGATACCGCGCCAGCCCTCCAGGCACAGCGGCTCGTCACTGCCGTCGTCCACAACAACAATCGGCACATCAGCCGGCGTGTGCTCGATCCAATGCGTCAGCGCGTTGAGGAGAACATCTCGGCGGTTGTGGGTGGTGATCGCTACCCCGAGACGACGCCCGGTCATCGCTAATCCTCTTGACTGTGTGTCATCATGCGAAGTCGAGCTGAAACGACCGCTGCGGCAGCTTCCTCTTTAGTGCTGAAATAGCCCGAGTAGGTCGGCTGCCCCTTTGACCTGACCTGCGCTAGCCAGGGCTTTAGGTAACGACGTGAGCTGATTGAGTATGAGACGCCACGGATGCCCGACTTAGATGATGAGTTGGCGGTCCGCCTATTTTCCAAGTTCTGCTTACGCGTCGCCAGCCTGAGGTGATTAGGGTTTACGCAGTGCCGGGTATGGCACATGTGGTCAACGTCCATCCCGGGTGGGATTGTGCTCCCCGTGGACATCTCCAGGGAGAGGCGGTGGGCGTAAACCATCTTCCCGCCCACGCTGATCTGACCGTATCCGGCATCATTCTTCGCCCCGGTCCATAGCCAGCAGCGGCCCGACTTATCCACCTTGGACCAATACCTATCCTCAAATGGTGCGCCGGCTGGCAGGCCTCCAGCTAGTGGATCCCCGTGTCGGCGCCATCGCTGGTAATGCGATGGACATAGACCGCGCGTCCGACGCTTTATGCCACACCCAAATACCGCGCATGTGTCGATTAGGCTAGTCATCTAGCCAGTCCATGCATTCTGGGCATTCGGCGTCCCCGCAAGAACAGGTAGTTGGGTCGACCGCCCGTCCCAAGTCTCGCTTACGAATTCGGGGGGTCTCCCAATCCTTGGATCGCCTCACGAGGGGCAACCCTCGCAGTGCTGCACGGCCATCTAATCTCCCGTTTCGCCTGTACCCGTCAGGGTGGAGGTCTACGATCCGCCAATGATCAAGATCGCAGCTGCAGCCGCCGTAGCGGCCAGCATTGTTTTCGCGCCCGCGGCATACGCGGACGATGACTCCTACCTGGACGAACTGTCCGGGGACCAGAGGACTCTAGCCGGGAGCGCCGGTGGCTCATAGGGCATGCCCTTCCAGCCTGTGAGAAGCACGGCGTGCCCGTACTCATCCATGGCGTACAAATCACCGTCGGCGTCCAGGATTACCGACTGGGGGTAGACGTCCTTTAGTTTCTCTTCCGTGTCCACGCGGAGATAGACAAAATCGGCGATCTCGGCGGCAAGGTGTCTTGACCAGTCCGCGTCGCTGTTGATCGGTCGGCCGCATTTGCAGTCCAGCCCATATGGTCGATGTTTCTCGGCGGCCCTTGCAAGTAATTCTTGCGCGTCTTCCAT